TCATTAGTTAAAGAGTGATGAATAAGTAATTCGTGCGGTATGACAATGACAACAAATCAGGGTGAGAAGTCTCCAGACGGACGGGTATTATCGTTCTGAGCTATTCAAAAAGGTCTGCTGTTGGCACACAGCGGACGTTTTAACACTTAGCGAGCGGCTCAACAAATACAACCTATCTCACATTAACCACCAGCAAGTCGTCCCAACGCGTTGTGTAGCGCGGCGAAAGCATTTCCCGCTTCATCCGCCACTTCTGCTGGATACCCTGCCCTGCAAAATACAGCGCCCCTCTCCCGTTCTTATGGTTGAGATGGTCGAGTACTTCCATCAACGCAGCACTGTTCTGTCGTGGTGCATTGTCGTCAAACAGATTTAGCTGAGCAACGCCCTGGCTAAAGAAGTCAGCCAACATGATCCCCGCTTTCTGATAGCGGTACCCATCCTTCCAGATTTTATCGAGACAACGCATTCCGGCAGCAATAATGTCGCGAGTGTCCTGCGTTGGCGTCATTAACTTCACTGCGCCCTGATTGCCGTAATATGGCTCATTCAGCGCGAACGGCGATGTTTTGATGAATACGGAGATGTAACGACAGAACTGATGTTCACCCCGCAGCTTCTCCCCGGCGCGCGCCGCATAACTACAGATGGCCTGGCGCATTTGTTCGTATTCAGTCACCCGATCACCGAATGAGCGCGAACAGACGATTTCCTGTTTGATGGGTGCAAACTCCTCAAGCCCAAGGCAGGGTTCGCCGCGCAGCTCCCGAACGGTACGCTCGAGTACCACGTTGAAGTGCTTCCTGATAAACCGGATATCCGTGTCGGCCAGTTGTAGAACCGTCTGGATCCCCATCACTTCGAGTTTTTTGGACATGCGACGCCCGACGCCCCACACCTCATCAACCGGGAAATACGCCATCAGTTTGCGTTGCTTTTCAACATTCGAAAGGTCAACCACACCACCCGTTTGCCGCTGCCATTTCTTTGCAGCATGGTTAGCGAGCTTTGCCAGAGTCTTTGTCTGCGCAATACCGACACCAACGGTTAGCCTGGTGCGCAACAAAATAGCCTCCCTGATTTCCCTGCCAAAATCCTCCAGATTGCGACAGTTCCGCACACCAGTCAGGTCGCAGAAGGCTTCATCGATACTGTAAATTTCGCAGCGCGGCGACATCTCCTCGAGTGTGGTCATCACCCGGTCAGACATATCGGCGTACAGCTCGTAATTGGAGCTGAAGCAGACAACGCCGAACCTCCGGAACAAATCCTTTTGCTTGAAAAACGGGTCACCCATTTTAACGCCAATGGCTTTCGCTTCTGCACTCCGGGCAATAACACAACCGTCGTTGTTTGAGAGCACGACGACAGGCCTGCCATGTAAATCAGGCCTGAATACCGTTTCACAACTGGCATAGAACGAATTGACATCCACTAGGGCAAACATGGTCAGCCCATCGATTTGATGACGAACGTGACCACGCCCAGGATGTTAAGCGTGCCCTCACTGTCGATCAGTATTGGGGAATAAGCTCTATTCATCGGGTTAAGCTGGACAGTCGGATAAAGCTGCAGACGCTTCACAGTAAACTCACCATCAACCGAGGCAATCACGACATCGTTATGCCTGGCGGTACGCGAACAATCCACTGACAACAGGTCTCCATCGCTAATCCCACCGTCAATCATCGAGTCCCCTGACGCTCTGACAAAATATGTACTGCTCGGATGAGGGGCGATTAACTCACTAATATCTAAGCGCTCTTCGACATAGTCCTGAGCAGGAGACGGGAAACCGCACTTCACCGGGTCGCTAAACAGCGGAATAGTGATAACTTCGCGCAAAAATACGGGCTTGATGATATTCATAAGATAGCCAAATTATTTACTGTATTTATATACAGTAAATTTGTCATGTCCGTAAATCAAGTCTCTCGCAACGCTGCCTGGGGGGGGAATGAAAGGTTTGGGATGAAAGGTGGTTACAGATGAAGATATTAGCCCCATCAAAGAATTTTTAATTTTTTTCCAGCTTACTCAAAAGTCCATCAATATGCTTCGCCCTATCCGTCCCCCGCTGAACCTGGGACATTTACATATCCCTGCATTTACAAATGTTTTAAGGAATCGTTAAGATCTCTTATGTAAAATTTGCTCCAGCTTGTCAAGGATAAGTAAATTAATCAGGAGAATATGATGAAACCTAATAAAACACTGCTAGCTGGTCTGCTGGTACTAATCCCTGTTTTTTCCGCACTGGCTGCCCCTCAGGTAGCAACTGGTTGCGACGCCAAACGCCAAAATATTGAGCAGCAAATCGATTATGCCCGTAAATACGGCAACACCTATCGCGTAACCGGTCTGGAAAAAGCGCTTTCTGAAGTTAACGCTAACTGCACCGACGAAGGGTTGCGTGCTGAGCGTGAATCCGACGTACGTAAAAAAGAACTCAAAGTTGAGGAGCGCCGCCAGGAGCTGGCTGAAGCTCAGACCGACGGCCGCGCGGATAAAATCAGTAAAAAACAGCGGAAGCTCGAAGAGTCTCAGGCCGAGCTTGATGAAGCCAGAAGCATGCTAAATAAATAACGGCACATTTTGAAACAGGCGAAGCGTGAGGAGGTGAGGATAACTCCAGGCGTTTCGCCTGTGGCCCCCTCCGGCCACCACAGTAACTCACTCTGAATACACACAACGCCAGTCGCTACGAAGACCCCGGCATACGCCAGGTTCTCATGCCGTTAAAACTCCTTCCACGTTGAAAACACCAGCGGCTCCCCGAAGGCAAAACGGCGGTATTCCTTGTCCGAGTTATATGGCCAGTAAAATTGGCGGCATGCTCCTGCATCCACACCGGTACCCACAACCCTCACGGCACCGGCAACTTCCTCCGGATAGTTCAGCTCGGCGGTGGCGTTACTACTGACATTTTGGAAGTAATCACCGGGCGTTGTCAGATTGTCCATATTGGTGTCAGCTGGCAGCGAAGTTTTCGACTGTGGAACCGCCCCAATATCTGAGGCTTTGAGTTCATCCAGCGTCGAAAGCTTCCCCAGTCCCAGGTGATCCCGTCCTTCTTGCTGCGCATCTTTGCCAGCATCAGCGATTTCGGCAAGATTATTGGCTATTTCCAGATAAACGGGAGCCTCAATAGTGGCTTTTGTTTTGACCGTAATGGATTTTGTCACACCCGAGCTGGCACCTGTCAGCGCCAGGGTCGCGGTACCCTCTCCGGCGATAAACAATGTCCCGGATGAAGTGAGTGTTGCTATTGAGGAATCGGAGGATGTCGCAGTAATGCTTTCGGAATAGTTATTGGGGGAATAGCTGATAGCGATGTCATAACTCTGATCAACAATCAGCTCTGTAGGGATAACCCCTATTTCAATCGAGGTGAGATAAACCTCCTGGCTCACAGTAGCGGTGGCCGTCATGCCGGTGGAAATCGAGGCAATAATGGTTTGTGTGCCACCGGCCCCCGCAACGGATGAATATTCACCATTGGCATTAATGCTTCCGAGGCTTTGATCTGAAACCGTCCATGCAACAGGATAATTTGCCCCTATCGATGCAGGCAGAACGGTCGCGCTGAATTTCGCCCCTTTCCCGGCTTCAATTTTTACGGTCGCAGGCGTGATCACAATCGCTGTGGGGGCTGGGTCTCCCGTTTCGGCCTCGGCCTGGTCGGTTTTGATAATCATCATGGCCGCAATATTGACTGGCCGGGATTCCTTGCCACCTGCTGCCCTGGCTTTTGTGAAGTCATTACGTGCGATAAACGCACACTGATCGTTTTTATTAGCGCCTGGCACTTCGTACAGAGCCGTGCTTTTTGGGATATTGGCCTGAATAACCAGTTCGTCGGGGATCCCGCCACGGTGCTCATAAATCAGCTGTAAATCATGTTCGTGTGCCTGGTTCTGACCTTCTTGTTCACTGAGTGGCAATCTTGGTGCGTCAGGGTCAACGCCAGCTCCGCTATCGAGACAGCGAATAAAGCGACCTCGCAGATCAGGGACGCGCCCGGAAGGGTAAACAGCCAGCAATTTTGGGTTCTCTGCACCGTTGAACGCTTGCCCGTTTGCCTCAAGCCAGCCGTTAGGTGGGTTCGGCGTGAACCAATACATCCCCCCACCAATGGGGACAGTAAACGGATCGATATTATTTTTTATTGATTCCTCAATCTTATCGGCAAGCGCATCCGTGGCTTTTTTCAGGCGGCGCGGTGAAATAATTAAAACACCACTTTCCCCCTGACCGGTTTCCTCATCTGTCGCTTCACGATAAATAAATGCCTGCCACTTCGCAGCATCAGCACCGGGTATTGCCGTGTTAGCGTCAAACAAAGAAACATAATTCTTAAACGGGACATCTGCCGTTTCACGATATCGCACCACGGTACCTGCAGAGTACGAAAATACAGAACCGCCATTATCTGCCGCCGTGATAAATTCAGGAAATGCGGCGGTTTGATACTGGCGCAACGCGACGGTAATCGAATTCAGCACCCCGTTCATCACATCACGCTCAACCGCTTTCGCGTGAGCGTCAGCGTCCATGTCTTTTTCGTAATCCAGCCCCCAGCCTTCATCCCAGCTGGCGGTCCCGTCAGCTGACTTGCTTTCCGGGATCACCGCTGTATCACCATTTTGCGCAAACGGTGTGCGGAAAAATTTCTGATCCATCGTTATTCCCTTAATTCATTCCATTTTGTCGGAGTGTGGTGCCTGCTAACATGAGTATGAGGACCTTACATTGAAGACCTGCACTCTCCGGGCCTTCAACTTCTTCAAGCGTTGATAGGTTCCAGGATTTTTTCGGCTCATCCTGCATAATTACCGCTATGGTTATTTCGAATAATGTGGGGGATGTTTCTATTTCAGTAATAAAATACTGGGTAGGGATGTACTCACCATTGTCATTAGTGAAAAAATATTTGGGCTCCAGTACGGTATAACGATAAATACCTACCCCACCCAATGCACTAATTTCTAACGGATTTTGCAATATGGCTGTCAGAGTGTAAATCCGCGTACCATCAGCCAGGCTTTTGTAATTCACTAAAACGTCATTCAGCGTAGTAGAAACCATTTTCGGAATAACAGGATGCGCGCCGTTAACATAGAGACCGTCTGAGTCGTTCGTGATGATGTTTGTTGCCTGCGGGTCAATATCGACTGATGCGCTGACCTTCAACCATTCAAGAAAATCCTCTTCGGTCCCTTCATGACCGGCTTCCAGCCATATTTGATAGGCTGATAGCCCTGCTTCACCGTCCTTGCCCGATTTACCCATCTGGAATTTCAGATAAGCGTCCTCTGAGATATCGACTCCCTCTTCCTGCTGCGACACCCAAATCTGATATGCAGAAAGTCCGTCAGCGCCATCTTTGCCTTTTTGAAACTCAATGAAGGCTTCCTCTGACGTATCAGCGTTCTCCGGTTGAGCCGCAACCCAGATTTCATAGGCTGATAGCCCGTCTACCCCATCATTTCCAGTTTTACCCGCCATATACGCCAGAAATGCTTCCTCAGTGAGATCAGATCCTTCTGGTTGTGCTTTAGCCCAAATGTCAAAAGCAGATGCACCGGATTCACCAGCAGGAACTAGCTCAGCGATGAGGCCAACCGGCGCACCAGACGTTTCTTTCTCGCCGCCAGGCTTTTCAACAACGACCGGGAATATCTCTTTTCCCGAAAGACTGGCGATAAGCGGCAGTTCACTGATTTTCACACCAATATCATTAGCCATTTTTGGTGCTTCAGGCATGATTTTTTCGCCAGCTAGGGCTACCCTGGACGGATATTTTCTTCTCACTTGTTTACTCCAATTATCAGGCGGGAATTTTTAGCGGCTCAGAGGAGAGCTCGAGCGTTTTACAATCGAGGGTTATCAGGACAACACGGGCAACAGCGGTCACCGGCGCGGCAATACCCTGAACGTTGAATACACCGTCAGTATCAGATACCGCATAGTGGGTTGAATGCGTGCCATCTGGCGCAGTGAGGATCACCGCAACGTCCTGATCACTGATATCAAGGTCGTTAACGATGATGCGCCCTGTAAGAACGCCAGCGTCCCACAAAATTGTTATGGAACCGTAGTAATAGACTGGTGGTGTGCCGTCGCCATACCAGAAAGGCGCATGGCCAAAGTTGTTATTAAACCGGCCAAACCCAAACGGCTTACGTTTGATAACTCGATGACTGAGCATGCCCACCCCCTGTGGACGAGGGATCAGGTCGTATTCCTCCACCAACTGCTGCACAGCAATGCTCACGGTATCTTCGTGCCACACCAGGCGCATAGTCATGTCCTGTGCATCGAGCACGGTGGCGCTGACATCAAGAATGTAATCAGCGGCAGCTTTCACATCATCGATGGTGGCAATCCCATTGTTTTTACAGATTTTTGCCTTAATCATCTTGCGGTATAGCGAATCGTCAACCTCCGCCACCGCGCACCCGGGATAAAATCGCCCCACCGGTCGCTTACGGTAACCGGCAATGCGACCGCAGATGTTCAGTTGCTCACCTTCTGCAGTATCGATGTCGAGCATTCGCCGCACTTTCTCAAGCTGAGCAGAGATATCCGTCTGAACAATATCCGGCAGAGTCAGTATCCACTGTAGAAGTTTGGGGGCGTTTTTGTACTGCTGGTAAATGCGGTAGGTGGCTTTCTTGCGATAATCAAACATAGTTAACCTGGATGTTCTCCTTGCTAAATACACCGAGCTGGTTGAACGCCGTGTCTATCACGCCTTTGGAAATATCATCGGCACGGGTACCGATGAGGATACTGCTCACATAATCGTTACCCGCAACGTAGTAGTTGACCGGCGTATACAGTCGACCTGCGGCCAGTGCCTCACCGATACGAAATCCCTGTTTGGCAAAGCCCGTTGTTTCATCAAAACCAACCAGCGTGTAATTCACCAAATCGGTTTTGATTTGCTCCTTATCATCGTCGTCCAGCGCACGGGTGCTGATATTGACCTGTACATAAATCGAGATGTATTCCGGCCGGAAAAACGTGATGTTCACGGGCTGCTTTTTGGGCGTGAACGTATCCACACTGATTTTATTGGGGAAGACGTTATAGCGATTTAAACCACAGCCCGGGTTTTTGTGTGTCGCCATAGACCGCACAATATCGTCCGTTTCGCCGCCATCGATGAATACCGCCATGCTGTGACCATAAACACCATGCTGGTCGGTTTCAGAATCTGGGTTTTCGTAAACCAGCGATTGTTTAACACCGGTAACGTTGTCCAGCGCGGCACGCATGTTATCTATCTGGTTATTACCGGGTAGCGCCACGGAGTAATTTCGGCGTACCCGGAAGGCATTATCACTTTCTTCTGCTCGCCCAAGGCTGGCACCACTCGTATTAGTGACGGAGCGAATATGGGCGACAGGCGTGGCCATAATGGTCAAGGTGCCGGGGTTCGCCCCCTCTGGTCCCGCGGTCGAACACGTCACGCTCACCGATGCCCTGCCGGCGCTGTTGGTTATCACTACGTTGTCAGTCGTCCACAACGTGCCGGTCACGCGATGACGAATGCGGGTACCAGCAGGAATTTCGATCAGGCCATCACCGGCAAACTCTGCAACGTCAGTCGAAAAGCTTTCAGGTTGCCGGTGGAGTCCGGAAAAGGCGGCAATGTTGTTCAACTGCTGCTTGATCGCCGAATTGGGGTCCGCTGAGTGGTAGGCGTTCACCACCTCCTCATCCAGCGTGGCCAGCGTTTCGGACCATGCCGCAATCGCCAGGCCGTCCGGTGTCTCCGGATCGATATTCCAGGCGCTGTCTATGGCCAGATATCTCTGGCTCATGTCGTCTTTGTATTCCTGCAGGGTTTTCCCCGTCACCCCATCTTTAGTGATTTCAGCCATCAGAGCACCTTTTCATACAGAAATTCGAACTGCTCGTTGTTGATGTCCGTGAGGGTCGCCAGCACAGTAAATTTGCGCTTTTTCATGTCACTGTTCATCTCGAACGTGTTGATGGCCATCACCCCACGGGTGGATAAAATACGCTGTTTAATATTGGCCTCCGCTATATCCCTGGCCGTTTTACCCAGGATGCTCTGAAACCATGGGGTGCCGTCAGTCGCATCCAGAAAATACTCCCCCAGAAAAAGACGAAGCCTGCAAATGCAGGCCTGTTGGGTTTCGGTTTTACCGTGAACGAAGTGATCGCCACTGGTAACGATATCGCCGTCCTGAAAGTTTCGGATCATGATTACTCCGGTACATTGGTTTTACTCCCGCCAGATTCGACGCCACCGTGTTTGTGGGTACCGCCAATATTCACGCCATTATGTTTTAGCCCACCGGCGCCCAGTTCGAGCTTCTGCCCGTCGGCGGTCATTTCCATACCGTTTTCTGTCAGTTGAAACACCTGTGTTCCTGCCACCATTTTCACCCCGATATCTGACAGCTGTAACTGGACCGTTCCACCGGCATTACTCATACCAATCCCCTCGGTGGGAAGCCCTGAGATGCAGGTGGCGCGTGAACGATAACCCGGGGCAAAGAAAGCATCAGAAGCATCAAACATCCGCGCATCAAGTGGGCGCACGGGTCCACCTTGCTCCAGCCAGTAATCAACGGATCGATGTGAGAAGTGAATGAAGCCCTCGGTACCTTCCGGAAGCTCATGGAATACAGACCATTGCGCGGTACCAGCGAACTGAACCGGTACATGCTCGATGTGTGGCAGCGTCTTAAACACCCCCTTTCCCTCATGCCGCTGAATACCGCATTCAACAACAGCACGCTGTAAGTCCGGGTCATAACTGATAACTTTTCCCGGCAGGCCAATCATGATGTCCCACAGCAGCGTGGATTTAAGTTCTTTAATGAGCGTGGTAAATGGATTTGTGTCATTCATCAGCTCACCTCCTGCCGCCACTGGCATACAACCGTGGTTTTCCAGCTATCGCCCCATAACGATCCTTCGTGCATGGTGCGTAGCACAGTGAATTTGCCTGTTTTTCTCTGCTTATCTGCCAGGTTCTGCAAATCAGTGAAATATGCCCCACTGAAACTGAGTGTCCAGAAGCTGGAGGTAACATTCACCACATCGCCTGGCTGAATTTCATGGTTTAGTTTGATATCCACTTCCATAGAGCTGGCGTACCAGCGAGGTATTCCTTCCATACCGTTCATGGCACTGATTTGATGCTCTACCCAGTCACGGGCCGCCCCGATCCGTGAAATAACCGTTTTTGTCGGTGTGTGGATCCAGTAGAAACTAAAAAAATCCTTCATCTGATCGAGCAAATCGCGGCACAGCTTACCGCCAGCGTTGTAGCCAACATGTAATACAGGCAAGTTACTGAAATCACCAATAAACTCTACAGGTGCACCAAACCTGGCTGCCAGGTCGTGGATAACTTCTTGATAAGGGGTATTTTCCCCCCATGACTGATATGAAGACGTGTTCCACTGTTCTGAGGCAGAATTACAGTAAAGCGTTAAACATGTGCTTACACCGTCTTTCGAAACCTGAACACTGTTAATTCTCCCGGTAAAAATCACGCCAGAATTATCTTCGTATCCGGCGACCAGCTCCACATGCCCATAGAAATTTGCTTCATCATCCCGGGCCTGTATTAACTCCCTCGCCCTGGGTGATATGCCGTAGATACTGATCCTCGCCGTGGCGTTTGTATGCTGCGGGAAATTATCAACCATGTATCTCACCTCCATTGGCGGGGCATACGTCAGTGTTTCGCCGCTTGAGGTTTTGACTGTCAGCAGATAATTGCGCCCAAAGAACTTACTCATTCGGGATCCACTCCAGTTTGTTATCTACCCCCAGATTGTTGATAGTGGGTGACGTGCCACGCAGCACCAGTTGGCCAATATCAGTATTGAGTCCCGCCAGTAGATCTACGCCCGGGTGCAGGGCGCGACCGCAAATAACCGGCTCCCCTTTTTCGTCGATATCCACACAGAAATATCCATACAGAGTCAGCCAGCGCAGCCTGAAAACGAGATTGTGATTGCCGAGTTGAATGCGGAACCGAAAGTAGGCGTTCCCGCTGCTAAGCGGCACCGATTTGAATGTTGTCCGGGTAGGCTGGGAGGGGGAATGATTCACTTTTTACCTCCTGGGTAATAACTTCTCCTGCTGAAACTTCCTTTTGGCCCTGAGTGGTTGCGGTGTCATTCCACGGCAGGTTGGCGTTCGTTTCCGCCACGCTGTCATGGATGATGGTGAGTTGCAGCATATCCACCAGGATGATTAACCCCCCCTCTGTTTCCCTGTCGGTTTCCGTGCGGGTACTGGTGATGATGCAGTTTTTGTAAGAGGCACCGCGGCTGGCGACCAGATCAAACGTTTCATGATTGCGCTGAATAGCACGCAACTGCTCGAGCAAAGATTGTGATCGCGTTGTCCCCTGTCCGTTCTGGTACAGGGCAAGCCCGACACTCGCCGCTATGCCGGAAAGTGCAGCGATACGACCCGAGAGCATGCTGGCAGCCATACCTGCAGTTAATCCACCGCCGATATCCAGCAACGGTTGCGCGATCTGTTCCTGCTGGGCAATCAGTCCCCGATACCAGTTATCAGAAACGCCAATTTCCATCGAAATTGCCAGAGAACGCGTCACCGCATTGTCGTGAGCTGTTGCCGCTGTCTCGAGCGGAAACTCGCTCACATCGGTCCTGAGTTCGGTGCTCTCTTTGAGCAAGGCATCAAAATAGAGGTTTCCAATTTTAGGTCGGTTACGGGTAAACAACCCGGTGATAGCCATCAGAATTTATCCGTCTTATTGAGTGCCAGCGCCTGGCTGAGATTGGTCGTGGTTTTTTGGTCAAGCCTTCGAACCACTTCATCAGCGTCAACACCACCGGTCTGAATGGTGTTGTGATTGGTCTGGTGAACAACAATCTGATCTGACCCGCCACTGCCTGATGATGAGGGAACTGTATTCGCTGTAGCATGATAACCGGCGAGAATTTCAGGCACTCTGTTGCTCTGTAACCCCGTCCAGACGTTTTTGAGATTATCTGTCGCTGCCTGGTAATTCCCGTTTTTGATATTGCCACTTTGTCCGGCACGCTTAGCGAGCCACAGTGCGGCCTGATCCTGATTTGCAGGTGAAAAGTCCTGCAGACCGAGAGCCTGTCGCGCATCATCCCACGATGAAGCCGTGATCTGATATCGCCCGGCCGCCGACGTTCTTGTGCCGTTATGCTTAAAATACTGCCGGGGATGATCGGTAAAATCGGTGAATTGACGACCGCCAAAAAGCGTCTGATACCCGCGATTAGCCTGGTTCGCGGTTCCTTCTGCCTTAGCAATAATGTCGAGATAGCCTTTTTCGTTTGAAGAGATATCACCATTATTAATCCGGTTAAGATAATCGTTTTTCCAGTCCGTCACCCCCGCTGGCAATGCCTGGCCAGGATGGCTCTTCTTCCAGTTTTTAAAAGGGTCACTCATGGCCTGAGCATCCTCTTGATCAACAAAAGCATTGCCGGGTGCAATAATCCCGAGGATGGTGGCTACGACTGGATTAGCGATTAAGCCCGAACCAAAAGAAGTTGCAGCCTGTCGGCCAAACAATGACGCTGCTAATTTCCAGGCACCACCCGCACCGCCAACCCCTGCAATATATGCCGCCATTTTTGTGGCATTTGGAAATTTCTCCAGGAGGTCGTTAACGATCTGAATGCCGCTTACGAGTGGGCCCAATAAATCTTCTCCAATCCCTTTTCTGAGATTTTCGAAATTCAGCGACAGTTCAGCCATTTCACTATTCAGAATGGCGGAGTTCTTGATCAGTTCCGGGCTGGTTTCCTTATAAAGCTTCTCAAATTGCTCGTTTATCTCCTTGAAACCCCTACCACCAGATTCCATTAGTCGCGTAAGAGGATCGTTATCTCCAGCTCCCAACCCACCACGTAAATGACGACGCTGGTCGTTATTCATCTTTGAATAAGACTCGACAAGATATCCGACAGCATCCTGACCACTTTTACCCGCGAATTCAGTCGGATTAAAAGCACCATTCCAGTACGCCTGGTTATTCAGTCGTCCCTCGCGGGCAGCCTGCTGCAATGTAGGGATTTGCTGAGCGATGCTGTACGCCGCCCCATCGTCATTAACGCCGACCTTTTTTAAAGCAAACTGCAGCCCCTCAATCTGCTTAGCGGTAAAATTGGTCACACGCCCCAAACGCTGCAGTTCGTTAATTTTTGTACTCAAGTCAAATGTAGTGGATTTGAACCCCAGCCCCACGCCTGCTGCAGCCCCCAGCTGAAGTAAACTGGATTTTAGCCCACTAAGAGTATCATTCGCTTTCTGGAAGCTTTTGGCATCAACATCCAGCCCAAGCGACACCAGCAGACTATCAACAACATTGGTTGAGCTCCCCTGAGACATATGTTGCTCCCATAAAAAAACCGCCGAGGCGGTTACGTTTCAATCACGCTGGAAAAAGACATTTGTACAGCTCATCCAACTGACTTTTTGGCGCTTTCATAAATCTCATCCAGGACATCGTTCATCACCTGAACATCCTCAATGCTATATGTTCCATCCAGCATTTCAGCCCAACTGGCTAAAGGTGGGCAAAGCTGCCCAAGTCCGGTACATGGGCGCCACAAAAACCAATTCAATTCGGACTTTTCACTGCTTTCTCTCCCCCTCCTTTTTCTTCCGGTTTGAGCTGCCAGAAAGGGCCAATATTCTCTTCGACGACTCGCCCCAGAAGCACCAGAAACCAATGAATTTCATCCTGAAACATGTTTTCCGCCACCGGCACGTTATCACTCGCCCGTGCCAGTCCGCCTTTACGGACCGCCAGATCTTTAAGACGTTCTACAGCCTGCAGGTTTAGTGTGGATAACGTAGCCGCAATGGTCATATCCCCAATTTTCTTATCAATAACCGGCAGCAAACCGTTCTGGCTGACGATATTCAGGATCTCCAACTGGTCACGCGCCGGTGCGGTATCGCCGGTATACAGTACGGCGTTCACGGTGATTTCAATTTTACGTGCCATAAATCAGGTTTCCTCACTGTCCGCAAATTCAAAGGTAAAGGTTTCATCGCTGGCGCTGGTTTTACCTCCTCGCCCCATGCCGCCGCGCTGGGTCATCACGCCGTCAAACGCCGCGACATACTCATCAGTACCGCGCTGGCGGAAAGTGAAGAAGAAATCCACCCCAGACTTTTCCAGGGCAAGCAGCTGTCGCACCTGGTCACAACCGGGCATCAGGCTGACAGAAAGGCGTTTAGGTCGGGTTGGGCCGTCAAGACGAACAGAGGTTTTACCAATGCCTCGTTTTAGCGTGGCACGGGCATCAATATCTTCGATGGAAATTGCCGGGTCGGTGTCGCCAAATTCATCAATCGGCAGCCCGTTGATCGTCAGGTCCGCATGACTGGCGCCATAGTTTTTCATTGCCATGATCCGTTACTCCACGGTGACGTTAATTTCAGCGACATGACCGGCACGGGCCAGGATGACCAGAACAGCGGTTGGCGGAAACTCGCGTTTCTTCCGCTGTGCGCTGGTGAGTTTCAGTACATCCTCGGCTTTCGAGAGAATGATGAACCCAAAATTGGCGGTTTTTTCCTCCCCGGTTTGCTGGTCAGTAAACGTGCCCTGCCCCAGAACACCATTGTCGTAAAAGCGTTTGAGCGTATTGGTCATGACATTCAACAGCCCCTCATATCCTTTCGGTGTCAGAGGCCGTTTGGTACCAACATTGGCGATGTAGTTGTAACCATCAACCTGCAGGTGATTTTTCAGCACATCCAGGTTAATCACATCATCAATAAACTCACCGTAAGCAGACATCGACTGGCTGTTGATCACGCGGCAGGAATCCGTTTCACCGGCCAGCTCAATCGGCGTAAAGAACACCCCTTTTTTGGCTTTCAGCGCGTTATACCCGCTGGTCTTAAGCTCATCGCCATCAATGCCGGGTAAAACCTGATATTCGGCGGTGATCGCCGTGTTGAGTCCATTTGGTCGGAATTTATGGAACGCGGCGGCAACCTGCACCATGGAATACCCCTGAGAGGGGTCGAGTTCGATAGCATCCTGCGCGCGCCAGCCAGCGAACATGTGGCGGTTGCCTTTGGCCTTAAGCTTAGAGAGCACGTCACTGTTACTTACCGGATCGAGTGCGTTCTCATCACTGGTCGTAAACCAGACAGGGTGATTCGTGTTATCGCTCCAGTCGCTGAGCGTTAAAACGTTGTCTGCGGTCAGATCATCGTTTTTGAAAAAGTAATGATATCGCCAGGCTTCTTCATCCGCTTTGTTCGCCGTTACCAGCAGGCTTTCATCATCAGGGTTTTTCATCCAGACACTGATACTCGCCGGTCGCGGAAGCTGAGCAAAATAGCGCGTGGCGATCAGATACACGGCGCTGGTCGTGGAAAAATCCTCCCCGACCTCGGTGACACCGGAATAATCACGCCAGGTATCGAACGGGAACGCGTCACTAAGCACAGTGACAGGCTCTGCTGATTCGACGGCCAGATCCTTTGCCGACTCTGATTTGAGTCTCTCGCCGCTTTCAGCCAGCAGCGACTTTCCCTCAGGTTCAGACAGCAGATCGGCAGCATCTGCAAAAACAAACGCGCTGGAGAAATCGGCGTAACCGAGTCCTGCAGCGGTCAGGATGATATTGATCGGGATAATGTTATCGACCGAATAGGCCATTCGGCATTACTCCTCTGTTAAAAATTCGAGCGAGAACCCGGCAGCACGCAACACCTTGCTGCTGACTTCCTGATTCACGAACATAAAAATGTCGGCCTGCCAGCGAGGCTGGATGCCGCCCTGAAAATGGGCATTGAGATTGCGGAGGTTACTGACGTAGCGGAAACCGAGTTGATTCAGGAAAAGGAAATCACTTACGGAAGATCGGAAGTTGGCGTTATGCAGCAGCATAGCGGCCTGAGATGCCCCCTCGTTGTAGAAATTTACCGAGATCATAAATTCCATTGAACTGGCCGTGATTTCCTCCAGGTCCTTCCAGTCACCTAACGCCGGGTCAAAATCCTCGAGCGCCTCGATGTACTCCAGGCGCTGTGAGGGCTGACCATAGGCGCGAACCGGTATTGGGTTGTAGGTCGCGTACAACGTGCCACCACCAGGTGGTGAACGCCCCTGGTCGGCGAGAATGATCCTGTCTGTTTTTATTCCCGAGCATATCGATATCAGCCCCTGCAGTAATTCGTGCAGTTCGCTAATTTCTCTCATGCCGCCGGAATCCTGATCACCTCAACAACAGCGCGGCAGAAATTACGCCACGGTCGATTGTCCGCAGACATGACCCGCCAGCGCCGTGTGGCCACTCCATCGTTAAATTCCAGCTGATCACGATACTCACCGCTCTCGTCCGGGTAGAGATAGTTCGCGCCATCGTTGATGTGGATTGCCCTGTAGTCAGATATCAGCGCCACGCCACCTTGTCCCACCATCAGCGCTATCTCGCGCCACTTAGCGGGCTGGACGTTAACGCGTGTCAGCTCAATACGCTCACGCTCTTGCTCCTGCCAGGTACCTCCCGGGCCGGAATACCCCCCTTCCATCCGGATCAGAAATATCCCGCCCTTAATTTTGGATTTAAACGTGGAGTCGACATGGCCACGCATATCCAGACCGTTACCAAACATGGTCAATCCTCCACAACATGAGTGATTTTGCTTCTGAGAATGCCTTTATCGATAAGCGGTGTGGCGCTGCCCTTACGCTTTATCGTGGATGGTGCATTAGAAGGTGCGATACCGGTTTCGATTGCTTCCTGACAGTAACCCACGGCACGAGCACCCATCTGGTCCAGCATCTGGAACGCGGAGATTTCCCCTCTGGTCACTTGCCCGGAAAGTGCAGCGAAGCCCTTTTTGATGTTGTCCGCATTCTGGTGTAACGGGACTCGCAGGAATGAACGCTCAGGTATACGCCCATCAGCAGACCCAAACTCGTGGACCGCACCGATAACCACGATGGGTACCCCGTCCTCATAGTTGCCCGTTCCCGCGGGCAAGCCGACCAGCACTCGCGTCTTACTGGTTAACCGGTCCTGTATTTGCTTGAGTTTTTTTGCGAGTTTTTCCCCGCCGCGCACCTCAGTATTGATATTCATACGATACTCGGCCCCGCACTGGCGCGACTGCGCAGACGAAGGAACTCAACACCGTACTGAGTCATTGGTAGGTCGCCATCTCGAGTAAGGTCATTGGCGGTCACTGACGGTACAGCGTAGGACGTAGATTCATCACCCACGCTTTTAGACGACACTGCGTACAGCGCCCCCGCATCCTCTTCATCCTCTGCGCGTTTCCACATCAGCAGGCGGTGTGCTGCATACGCATACATGCCCCGCGCTTTAATGGACGCCGGTTTTGCTCGGTACATTTTCCAGCGCGGGCCCGTTTCAGCGTCGGCCTCTTCCAGTGCGCGAACAATCAAATCTTTTGGCCAGCGCATGGGGTCCGAAAACGCCGGGTAGTAGGCGCGAAAGTTCGCCACCATCTCAAGCGTGATCTCCACAGAGTTTCGCCCCGGTCGAGGAGAGATGGCATGCGGTGGGTAATAAGGATTGAGCATCTTTACTTCTCCCAATAAAAAGCCCACCGGGTGGTGGGCTTAGTCTGCCTGGTTCTGCCAGTCTTCAATTTTTTTGAGTAGCGTGGATTGGCTGGTATTGGCGTGAGGTTTCTCACCGAAAATATTTTGGTATCGCTGTCGGATAGCCTCAATATCTTCGCTGTCCTCTTCCTCCGGATGAACAGCTGAGGAAGAGCCGATTTCCAGATAACCTTTTTTCACCCAAGGGTGATCACTCAGCTCACCGTTAAACGACAGGGATTTTCCCGGGAACAACGTGATGCGCTTGTCATCATCGTCGGTCAGTACAATCGGTGATTTCGTCCAGTTGATGATCGTCTGCATACTAAAGTCCATCCACGTAGTGAGCAGCTGAAGGAATACGCCACTCGGTACCACCGGTACGCACAATCGCAGGCACTTTAAAGTTGACGTTATCGGCGGTAGCAGGTGCCAGGAATTGAATTGGCATCACATCGTGACCTTTGACCACCTCGATATCCTTACTGAAGGTCATCATGCGGTCCTCTTTCAGCGGTGTGTCCTGCGGCTGCCCGGTATTGTCCAGCAGTGTAGCCGATAGCAGGATATCGTCGTTAAAACTCATATCCTTGAAGTTCTCACGCAGGAACATCAGCAGCGTGTAGTTTGAGGCGTTGTGGGTAGACAACATGGTGCGCTGCAGAAGCTGCATCTGCTCAGGCGGCAGCACAAAATCCGTCGGGCGATATGTCGTGCGTGTGTTGCTCAAATAGACCTGGTTATACGCATTGCCAAAAAAGTCGATGATCGGCTGCGTGCCTTTTGTTGGAATATCGGCTACCAGCGCTTTAAGCGTGGCTTTTGCCGCTTCACGCGTTACGTTCGTACTGGTATAGAGTCCCTCACCTACGCCACGGCCCCACAGATAGGTTTTATTCAGCCCCTGCTCTGTAACGTCACGGACGGCGGTAGCACGGCGCGCATCAAGCGGCACATCGTAAAGTTGTGCGCGGCCAATTTCTTCCAGCGTGTAGGTATAACCCAGCGCTGCTGTTTTGATACCGTGCCAGCCCTGACTGGTCGCGATATCGACCGTTGGAACGTCAGTGGAGTTAGGACCAAAGAATTGCAGTTCACCGCGGGCATCGGTGGACTGAAACATGACGGTTTCCACCCAGTCTGGCGCGGAGTTATCGAGCGGTACCAGCTCGGTGTATTTCAGCTGCGGATACTTTTTTTCGTAGACGTGCGTTTCGATATGCGCCGCCTGCTGCACCAGAAAACCCAGGGCTGCGGTCGGGGACATATCCATAAAATTACGTGGCATTATATTTTCCTCTGTTTCTAAAATTTATGGAGCGGTAGCCGCGCCAGCTTCGATAGACAGCAGACCGTGCACACGGATTTCACCGATAGCACCGGCTTCAACGTCATCCACCCAACGCACCATGTTCAGCTCAACACCTTTACCGCCCGCAGTCAGGCAGCCCTGAGTATCGCCAGCTGTTACAACCACCTCTGCGGCATCGCCAGCCAGCGCACCATCAACACACAGCATCTTGATTGGACCGTCCTCAAGGATGGAGGCGACGTAATCGACACGGTATCCGCTGGCATAAATCCCCTGCTCGTTTGGCATTGTCGGACTGGATTGCGCCATGCTGCGCACGGTGAATCCGATAATGTCGGCCGCGACAGTTTTCTCGGTGACTGGCGCGCAGGAACGACGACCGGCACCACGGATAACCGCACGACCAAACGGGATAAAATCACCTTCAACCATGCGTGAGAGGATTTTGCATACCTCAATGCTGGCAACCTGCCCCTCAAAGGCCTTACTGCGGAAAACATCAAAATTGTCCTGAGCAATTGCCATTACTGATCACCCTCTTTTTTCTTACCGTAGCGCTCATCCAGGAAGCTCTGACGGGCATTAACACGTTGCTGACTGGCATCGCCGTTATTACGACGAACCGCTTTGTTCAGATCCCGGGCAAAGCCGCGATGTGAATCAGTGGTCCCCTTTTCGGTATCGTCCGGGTCATCATCGTCTTCGGTTTCTTCCTGACGCTCTTCTTCTGCGTCGAACCATGCCGAAACGTAAACATCCGGCGCTTTTTGCCAGCTGTCATATTTACGGCATTTGATACCGGCCTCATCTAGTGCCAGGCGCTTAATGGTCATCGGGCTCATGGAGTCACATGAGAATTTTTTGCCCGCAATTTTGCGTGCACCGGTCAGCGCGTCGACAACCTGATCAACACGAGCCTGAATGGCAGCATCAGACGTTTTAGCTTTTTCTTCTTCCAGCTCTTCATCCTTTTGCTCAATTTCAACGTCCCTGGCTGCGACCTGATTTTCCAGCGTTTCGTTTTCTTCATCGCGGGTGCGAATACGCTGCATTAAGCTGTCCAGAGTGGTCTGGATAAGCGTGGCGGTGGCCTGATCAGCGACTTCAACGCGCGCGCCGCTGTCGAGGGTGATTTGTGGCATGATTGTGTTCTCCTGTGGTTTTGAGTCAAACAAACGGGCCATATGGCCAGCGCGGGCACTGTCACATAACGCGATATGATTGATGGTGATATCCGTCTGGATAAATTCATACGGGGTGCCGTCCGGCGCGATGCAGGGTTTATGGAGGTACTCGGAGCTGTAGCCTGACGACAACTCAGCGGTGCCGCGGTTAATGGCATCTATCGCTTCCTGCGCTTTAATCAGCAGTTCAACAACGACAAATTCCCCTTCCTGCCACCCCTGTGACGTGGCATGCCCGACCGACACGTCCCTGAACGTAACGGCATCGACAAATTCTTCAGGGTGATGGACGGTAATATCGGCATTGTCATAGCTGGCGAGGCTGGCGGCCTTGAATACCTCCTCCGGAGGCCGGTAGACGTTAATGAGTTCATCAGGCGGTCTGTCCTCCAGTCCCAGCTCTGCCGCCGTATACTGCTGAATGCCAGAGCGGGCCACACGGCCCGGCACTGACAGATAGCCGTTATCGAGGATTTGTCGCTGGGAATTGACGCGGAAAGACTGCCGATCGGTAACAATGATCCGCATGTCGTGGTCCTGAATGGTTATTGGTTATTGGTAATCGAGTCCCTGAATCTGCGGGGTGCCCACACACCGACAGTTAATGTGCGCACGTCCCGGGAAGAGACTGGTTTCGCCGTTGTACTGCGCCCCTTTTGACCAGAGGTAAATACCGGGTCCGTACCCCACATCTGAGCGCGATATCACATAGCATTTGATTCGGGCGTTGGGATATTTGCCTGCGGGGTTGCCGCTTACGCGAGTGTCTGAAGACGTGGACCAGCGGAAACGGTGAATACCAGCGTTTCCCTGCCGTACACGGTTTGTGTCGCTCTGAATTTTTAGCGTCTGATCACGGGCAATCAGTGATGCCCGTTTGTAGCTGGCACCGGTCACACTCTGTAGGTTACGCGTCAGGGTCGTGAGGCTGTCGCCCCTGCGTATGCTTTCCATCACCTGCTGCTGGATGTCGTCAAAATAATCAGACGAGAGCGATTTAATCAGACCGACATTCTCCTCAACAGCCAGGTCGAAAAAATCACCGAGCCCCTCTCTGGTGATCATGCCGCCAATATCAACGCCCATGGCCCGGTTGATTTGCTCAACAAATGCAGCTGAACTTTCCGACTCCGCGCGGCTAACGACGCGTTCGGCCATACGGCGTTGCTGCGTACCAAAAGCGGCTTCATAAAAACGCTCAGCAGCCCGGCGCAATGTTTCCCGGATAAGGTCAGTGAGAAAGCTGTCAGCGGTATAACGGCGGGGCGTTAAAGCATCATGGGTGAGGGTTTTGTATCGCTCCAGCACCGGCACCAGCAATGCCTGCACGCTGCTGGCCATCAGGCGGATCATTCCACGCAGTTGACCGTTGTAAAACTTCTCGGTGTCATTATTGAGCGTTATCGGCTGGAGCGGTCGGCGGTACTTCGACGTTTCCAGGATCCGCTGTTTTAGCTGCTCCGAGATCGAAGTGGAAATCCCCATCCCGCTCCGCCTGTTCATCCTGCTCGAGCTGGGTAATAAATTGATCGTCGATGGCATACTGACCGCCTTCTTTGAGTTTTTTCGCTATAACAGAACGCGGTACCACTTTTTGCTGAATACGCAGTTCGTCGGTCTGGGCTTCCGCAAGGTTGCGATCAGCGACTTCGGTATCACTCGGTAAATCCAGCGGGTTGAATTCAAACTCAACATCGTCAGGCATGCTGCCCAACGCTGAACGGATAATCACTTCATCAAGCGGGTTGAGAAATTTACGGTACTTGCTCTCCTGCTCCCCGCGTATGCGATTGAAGTAATTTTTTGTATCCCCTTCACCACTGTCCCCGAGTCCTTTTGACTGAACCCCAAACAAGCGCGTCATGGGTTGCCGGGCAGCACCGGCGGTCCACTCCATCAGAACGGAGAGAATTTCCGCCAGACCGCCGAAAGACACCTGCTTACGCTCGTAGGTTTCTTTGCTATCCAGCAACGCCAGGCGAAACAGTGATTTCATCATCCCGAAATTCAGAAAGCGCTTTGTGATTTCCTCGTCCATGTCACCGGATGAAAGGTCGGTACCAAGATTCTCACGCGAAATAACATCGATGTTCGCTTCACCAATAAGAGAAGCGATACCGCCTTTAGCCGCTGAAGAGTCTTTAATGTCCTCGAGACAACGCCGGAGAATGCTGTCATCCCAACCGGCATTGAGACCGCGCAGACGCATAGGCAACGCAGCCCCTGACGCCATCACGAAATGACTGTGATGAATTTCCTGGGTGCCACCGTTCACCCTAAAGCTTTCGGCCCGCATGTAGTTCTCTTTTAGCGGATTGGTGAGGTTGTAGGTCGACGGGGCAATCAGGGTGCGGTCGAGAACGACTAGGTTTTGTAGTGAATCCTTTTTTATCCGCGACATTTTAAGCGGCTTTGCCGGATTCTGGTCAGTCAGCATCAGGATACCGGCACCACCGTAAACACCGGCCCAGGTAAAGGCTTCCTGGGTTTTTTCCTGCAGCTCAAAGCGCTTTTCAGCATCGCTGATGGCATCAGCCTTGTTGTTGGTAAACCGTCGCCATTCTCGCGTGGCGTCCTCTACGGGATGATCGACAACAGCGCGGGCTATCCAGTTTTCCAGATAGGCCGCTTCCATCTCGAAGTAGTTATTGAAATTGTTGAAGGAGTTAAGCGAAAAGCGGTTGTAGGAGCGACGGTCGCGGTCGGTACCCATACCCGTTATAACATTGCTCAAACCGTCGAACGTGGGCAGCATGCGCCCGTCATTGGTCAATTTAAAACGAGGCTTACCCCCGTATTTCTTCACTGTCATGTCACTAGTTCCATCCTCCATAACCCGCAGACAGGCCTGAAATGAGTTCGGTATCGATGGCATCCATAAAGGTGTCCAGCATGTCATCGTTCGCGTGGCTGTCATCTGCAGAGAAATCGGCGCATTCAGCCAGCGCCGGTAATACCCAGTCGGTTCGTGCCGCAATAGTGCCGTCGTGGTACCGCACGTTATCGATGCGTCGCCCGTCTTCAGTCATTAATGCCGGGATATAAACGCGACCGGTTTTAATTTCAGGAATAACGTTAAGGCAGCGCACCAACTTGTTCTGGCCAGCGCCCCGGGGAATTTCCAGCAGCGGGAGCGCCTTGCGCTTTTTGAGTGTGGTAATCAGTCCCTGACCAGCCTGTTTATCCTCAATACCCATCTGGCGTAACCGTGCAGGCTGGCGCGGGTTGGTGGTTTTCCACTTTTCCCAGAGTTCAATCGCCTTCTTCAGCAAATCTTCCGGGTCCCATCGCCCGCGCACCGAATCAATAATGTAGAGATTGCCATCCACGCCAACCCCCACCAGCGTGAATACGGTGTAATCGTTGTAATCCTCAACCTTGCCGGAGTTGGTATCCACGTAAACGGCACGATGACGTAATACCGGCAGCGTTTCATAACGCTGAAACCATTGCGTATCAATCAGACCGCCGGCTAGTGCTCTTGGCTCCTGCATGTACTGTGAGCAGAACGTGTATTCATCGCTCTCCCACAGTTTCAGCAAGTCGCCGATGTACTCGTTTTCTGGCCAGTAAGACCAGTAACGCACACCGGCAACAACAACCGACTCGGTATGTTTAACCTGTTTCCAGCACAGCGAACGCCACGGTTCAGCCAGGTTATCAATAAACTGTTCGCTAACCAGTGCCGGTATCGAGACATGGTGAAAGTCCACCCCCATACCGCCACGCAGCATAAAGCCGGTGGCATCATCGACGTGCAGGCGCTGCTGTATCGAAACAAACGGTGTGGGGTGATGTTGCGACTTATCGCCACGACGGGAACGGATGGTATTGACCAGGAGACGGTTCGCCGCATCCCTGCGCGCCGCTGAGAACATATCATCGGGCTTGTTGTAATCATCCAGGCACACAAAACCGGAAAAATCAGGACCAGCATAACCCGCGCGCCCTCCGGTAATTTGCCCTCTGCTCGAGCGCGAAACTGTCTGACCAACTGTGCGTAATTTCTCGTTAACGATCTCCCACTCTTCCGCCTGGTTAACACCAAACATACACGGCCAGAATTCCTGATACTCCCGGCTCATAATCAAATCACGTGTGCGACGGGAGTTACGTTTAACCAGGGTATCAGCGAAGGAAATATTGAGGTTTCGGAATCGGTTAAGCCGTTCTATCTGAACCAACATATTGACGTAGGCTGGCAGATGAATGGAAAAGAACTCGGTTTTGGTCCCGCCCGGAGGGATGTTTACGATGAGATTCCGGGGTTGAAGACTGCCGTCTATCAGCTCATCAATTTTGCTGGCCATCAGCCGGTGATGCCAGTTAACCATCATCCTCTGACCGCTCTGCAATTCGAACTGCAGGCGCGTAAAATTCAAAAAGGATTTTTCGGATTTGGCTTTTAGTGCAACACGTGCGGGAAAATCTAAATCCTCCCACTCCAGAATTTTCATCAGTCCAGATCCTTAAATTCATCCTCCATGTTCTGTTGGGCTTTGCGGTAATCCTCTGGCGTGTATTTTGTGGCGCCCGGCTTATCACCTTTGCATGAGCCCGCGCTTCTTTTCGCCTCAAGAAGTTTAAGCAGGTCACGACGCGCAGATTCCTGGTTGGCCATACGCATTTCCAGACCGTGCTGTGTTTGCTTAATACCGGCGTACAGCCAGCGAGCGGGGCCATCGAGTTGGGTCGTATCGGCAACAAAAAGCTGCGTTAACCCTTCCCCGTTGCATTTTGGGCAGTCTTCATTGGGAAAGGCAGTTTCGACAAATCCAACGCCGCCATACTCAGGTTCGGGCTTGCCGTCCTGACTGGCCTTTTCTGCTGCTTTGTCGAATTCTTCTATGTCCTTCCAGAAATACAGATGCCGCTCGCCCCAGCAGTGACGACAGTTCACCCGCCGGTGCTGAACCAGTTCGTTAGGGTCTGCGCAGGCTATCGAAGAAAGCTGGTGAATGATCTCGTCCTCGGTGAGTGTAAGATGACGTTGACGCTGATCACGCAGAAAACTCACGGCGCGGTAAACCCTGGCATTTCTCAGCATACGGGAAGCGTTAGAATGGGCCGTTCCTCCATCTCCGTCGTACCCTGCAATCCGATACGCTTCCACAAGTTTTTTTCCTGCCGCTACGTTCTCTGCAAATATTCCTTGTTTCTCTGAAAGCCCGAAATCAGCGGGATCAAAGCGAATTAAAAATAAAGTTGATGACGAGTTTTCATTAGGGAAATTTGTTCCCCGGTCATCACTGATTGAGGTGATTTTTGGGGCAGTTTTATGGGGCATTTTTCCCTGTTTTTTTGCCCCAACATTTTTCCCCTTTTTTGCCCCTGATTTCTCTTTATCGCTGGCGGTCAGTTTGGCTCTTATCCAACCGTTTTTTTTCGCCATATAGCGAAGCGCTTTTAAAGTGATCTCGTACTTATCAGCAACATCCTGTTGAGAAAGCACGCCAGCACAGTAATTACGCTTGATAGCTTTCTCATCCGGCTTGCTCATTAATCACTGTCCTGTTGTTTCTCCCGTCCCATAAGCTTGGTGTAGGCGTATGCATCGCCCTGTTTGGCGCGTTTATATAAAGCATCGCGCAATGCGGCCTCCCCTTTGGAGCGGCCTTTTCTTATCGCTTCTCTGAAATCGTGCAACGCCACCCTGTCCTGTTTTAGTTCTCCCAGGTCAAACTCCATCACGTCAGCAATTTGCTGCTCGGATAAGCGCCTGGCGGCCCAGCCCTGAACTTTTTCATAATCTGGACATGACATAGCGTTACTCCAGACCGAATGCTCTCAATACATCAGCAGAGCGCCCCAGACGTTTGCCTGCTGGCAGTGACAACTCAAATTCATAGCGAATTGCCCTGGCAAGATCGGCGTTACTGGGTGAGCCTGGTGGTGTGACATGCACCTGGAAGGAGGAACCATCATTGAGATGTTTGACGATTTTCATATCGTAGCTGCTGGCGATTTGTTTAATGTCATCAGCAGAATGGAATTTTTGATAAAACCAATGACCCTTGCGATATTTCGCAGTGAAGTTTTTCTCATCCAAAAAGTACAGGATGGATTTTTTTGACCCTGACTGGCTGTAGTTCATCGCTCCTTTCTCAAACTCAAGCCGCCGACCAGAGAAAAACAATGCACCATCCGGTTTACACAGCCCTTTGATAAAGGTCAGGACCGCTTTTTCCGCCTCAGGGCTATCAATACTGTTTAGCACGCTGTCGCAAACAACATAGTCAAACAGACCATAACTAGAGACTGATTCGCACATCACCGTGATCATCCGGTTAATGCTGGTTATATCGAGCGTATTGCTGGCCCCCAGCCTGCGGAACAGTTCGACATCATGCAGGTTGTAGCCTCTGGCGCGTAACGCTTTAGCGTAATCACCTTGCCCTGAACCAAAATCAATGCCACGCAGTTCTTTTGGCTGCTGCTGCCTGGCCAGCCAGGGTATAACCAATTTTTCATACAACCGGGACTGATTTTCTTTCCTTCCACCGGTCCGCAGCCGCATCATCTGCGCGTAGGTCTGCACGTAGGTATGTTTTTCGAGGTGCTCATAACTGAACACCCCATAGCTGCGGCCTAGGAATTTTTTGTACTGCGCCTTTTTATCATCCGGGATGACGTAAACCGTCAGTGGTGAGTTAACGCTACGTGAGGCCAGCGCGTACTGCGCACAGTGGATGACTTCACCTGACTGAGTGGCAACACAGCCTCCCCATGGTCCATATTTCAGGATCATCTCTGAAATTTCGCGGCGAACGTATGCCATTCGCGCTCGTAGGTTCCCGCTAATTTGCGCTGCCGGCACAACACAGAAACCACTTTTATCTCCCAACCCTGAAATCTTGCAGGCCTCATCACCGGAATCCATATCGGTACCGTTATGCAGCTGGTTAAAGCGGATTTCATCGTAAACGGTCGTATCCATCGGCAACACGTAAACAGCTGCACGGGAAATGCCCAGATGTCTTAACGCCCGCGTTCTCTGGTGTCCCGCTACCAGTAAATTCCCCCGGACGATGAGAGGCTTAACAAGGCCCAGTGTTGTGATGCTATCGGCTAGTGCAGACAAATCAGCTTCATCTATAAAACGAGGGTTATACTGCGCCCCATGTAAATCGGTGATGTCGTGGGCAAAATCAAGCATGTTCGTTTGTCCCAATCAGGTGTGAGACAAACCCAAACAACGAACCGTTTTCTTCAACGTAGTCATTGAGCGCATTTAGTAATCCGGACACCTCTGTTTCAGTCATAGGTACTTTTTTACGGGCAAACGCCAGATAGTTAATATCTATGCCACCGGAATCTTCATCCCTATCAAAGTCGATTTCCTGCACTTCACCAAGAAGCGCACTTAGTTCTTCATCCCCGAAGCCGGTCAGTGATAAATCAAACTCGCTTTCAGCCAGCTCGTGAAGCTCTATTTTCAGGAGTGCTTCATCCCAACCAGCATTCTGCGGTAGACGGTTGTCTGCCAGGCGGTAAGCCCGTTTTTGCGTTTCGCTCAAGCCAGAAAGCGCGATTGTTGGGATATCATCAATCTGTAAAACTTCGGCAGCGGCAACCCTCCCATGTCCCGCAATTATTTCCCCGAACTCGTCAATCAGAACCGGGTTAGTCCAGCCAAATTTCTTGATGCTCGCCGCAATCTGTTGAACCTGAGCATCTGAGTGGATCATTACGTTTCGTTCGTAACGCTTTAAATTCGCGCGCTTGAGATAGCAGATTTTAATTTTTTGTTCAGCCACGGTCTTAACCTATGTAAACTGGCCCGGCTTGTACAAGCAGGTGGGCCTCGGTTGTACTCATGACCTGTCGTATGGGTATGATGACCGTCAGTAGCTCCAACTACTTACGGTCGCCCATTCTCCTCTTCTCTTTCGAGAAATAATCACCAACAGCCATGCGCAGGGTGCGCGGTGGGTGCTGCTAGTGGCATTGCATTATCGAAGCCCCTCAGTGAAGAGCTTCTGTAATGCACATAATCTTGCCAGACGAAGTTATAATTTCATCAGCAATATAATATTTGATATAAGTGCTAATTCTGATTTATAGACCTTCCCGCCGATAAACTCAGCTGAGCGCTCCCGCAAGTTCTTTAAGTATTTACTTAGCTCTTCGTTGGGATTGTCTTTTAAATAGATTAGCCCTCTAGCATTAACCTCACTTAATGCAATCATGAATGTTTTTCGATGCTTAAAATCCTCGTCTTTTTCTAGATTTTTAGGTAGCAAGATCAGGCATACTTCAAATTGTACGAGCGCATCCATGAACCTCAAACGCGCATTTTCTCTATATTGCGGCTTCCATTGGTGAAGCGACTTCAATGCCACGCCAATACCGATCAACGTAATTAAACAGGATGCACAGGCTGCTATTGCGGCAACACAGGTCCATTTTGCTGCCTGCTGGGTAGCTATCAGGGTTTCTAAACTGAGTAGGTCTGCATCAATATTCGCCATTATCATCACCATGAAAAGCATCAATATTAACTCATTGATACACCATTAGTCATAATCTCTATAGGGCTAAAGTGCACTGAACATTGTGTAAATATACCCTTTTTAGTTCCATACACTTTTAAGTTAACTTAATGTTAAAAAATCAAGGAACATCCTAAAATCCATTGTCTGTGAGAAAAAACAATCTCTAAAATTTGACCCTTTCAATAGAAATCCTTATACAAATATCTCCACATACCTAATAAGGATTATTTATGAACAGGAATTTTCTTCTTACTTACTCCGTACGTGCATCTACAGACATACCATCCGATTTAGAAAAGGCGGAAAAAGTAAGGAATAAAATTGCAGCTCTTGATTGCTGGAAGAAGCTTGAGAACGTTGAAACAACCTTCACCGGAACTATGAGCATTACAGGCCATAGCGATAGTGATAAGAAAAGTAGCGCTAAAACTGCTGTGAAAAATGAATTCGAACCAATTCTCAGAGAATTCAAAGCATCATTTTTAGATGTGGTTATTTACTGCGCAATCATGATTGAGTCAGTAAATGAACCATATGAGTTTGTTATAAAGTACTAGCGACCACGACAACCTCGCAGAAGAAATTACGCTCTACCTAGCCGTCTATAAGGCGGCTATTCATCCTTACCCGATTGCTGAAATCACTGTTTAGCTGTTACGTCTTAAATGTTGAATCAACATTAATTCCCTCATTGCATTAAGCAATTTTGTTTGATGTAAGTTTGCAGTCCAGCTATCTGCTTTCTGGCCGTTTCAATACGCTCTCTGAGGCTGAAATAATCCCGTTGAGAGGCGTCAGTAAGTCGGGGGCTGGTAACATCATCCACGCTGGTGGTGCTGGTGGTGCTGGTTGTTGAGGACACACTTGGACATGTGGCGGCGAGGCGCAACCGCTTAGTACCAGCAGCAACATCACTCTGCAACTGTTCAATAGTCGCTTTGGCATTCGCCAGTTCTCCGGTGTATTTCGCATCGAGCGCAGCAAAATCACGCTGGCGGGCTTGCTGTTTGATAATGGTCTGGTTTGCATGGGCCAGACGTTGTTCAGCTTTGTCAGCCCGCTGTTTCTCATCTAGGTATTTGGTGTGAAAGTGGATGGCCCCCCAGATAAGACCACCAGCCAGGCTAATAACGAAGAGAGCAACTAGTATCTGGGTGCGTGGTTTCATGCCTCACTCTCCGTACGGCTCCCGTCCATCACTGGAAGCGGTCGCAAATCTTTTGGCTCGTTCACTGGCCACCGATACCCGGATACACGTGAACGCTGAAAAGCGCGGATATTAATGGCATCGGACTGATTACCGCCCAGCACCATCAGGTCACCGTTTTCACGCAGCCCGACAACGAATCCAACATGGCCACCGCCGTCTCGACTGATTACCACAACACAACCGAAGGCTGGGTCGTGTAGCTCGGCGCCCCAATTGAGATAGGATTTCGCAGACTCAAAGCGTGTTGATTTGATTCCGACACGTTCGAGCATTGAGCCAACGAAGGCTGCACACCATGGCGTTTCATCATCTTTGATTCCACTGCGTTTGATGTCTTTCCAGAACTGGAGAATGAGGGGGTTATGACGAGGACCTTTGATTTCTAACTGACCTAAATAGTTTCGAGCTTCCACCAGCCAGCGTGGCTCTTCCATTTCTAACTCCTTTTTCCAGTAATGTTCCCCCGCGAGTTCAACATCACCAGCAGGAGTATGAAGTTCACAATGACTTCAGAGCGGTCCACGATTGTGTAGTTACTTACCCACACGCGGATTGGTATTGAGATGAGTGCAACCATCGCCAGCCACGCAATAATCGAGTAGTGCAACTTGTGACGGGAGTCAGTGCGCTGGTATGTCGCAATAATGATTGCCGTCGCCAGGCTAATGACAGCATTTGCCTGAAGCCAGATGAAAGATGCATCTACTATCATTTTCCCTCCCCGGCTGTCGCTTGCTTCTCCAGCCGTGATTTGTAAATGAGGACAAAAGTGATAATGACCGCAGCAGCTACCATCGCGCCGATGGACTCAGGAACAGGGATAACCTCGGTGCCAGGGGCAATCTTTCCCAGCGTGGTATTCAGTGTGGCGTTGAGTATGGCGGTCATGTACTTCGCGCCAATCAGACCCGCCAGGAATGAAGCCAGGCCGTAAAGCAGCTTTTCCCACCAGCGCAGGTTGCGGGAAGTCAGTACATAAAGCGTGGCGCCAGCGAAAGCACCAAGTAACACACCGGCATCAGTATTAGTCCATAACCCGGCAAATGTGACTGTGGTCACCGCAGCATGTGCTGTTGCAGTGCCGGAGATAGGTTCTGCGGACATCAAGCCCCCTATGGGTTATGTATCCTCTCGGTTCAGAGAAACAAAAAAGCCCCGGCGGATGCCGAGGCTCAAACTTACTAAGCGAATGGATTACTCAAAATCCATAGAAAAACAGTCCCAAAAAATACAAATGACAAAAAATATTTATTCATTTAGATAACTCCAGAAAGTTAATGGCAAATCGCCGTAACAATCCTCTCATTTTGAAATCTAAGGTCAGGTCGCTTAACTATGCAATTTTTCATCTATAGCAAAAACAGCCATTTTATGATGACAATATGTGATGCTCATCACGCTTTTTATGCATTTGCACGCGGGAAAATAACAATCTTTACAAATAAACTTACATGAAAAACGCATAAGCATTGTTATACGGCAATTAGAAATGCGAAACCGAGCCAACCGGAGTCAATACATCAGGGCTAAACCTCTTGTATTTCTAAGATCTCATGCACAGTTTGCCTGAATCGCTCCTCCTCCAACTCAACACCAATACCCTGACGTCCCAGCTGCAATGCTGCTTTAATTGTCGAACCAGACCCCATGAAGAAGTCTGCCACGACATCGCCGGGTTTACTGCTGGCGTTAATAATCTGCCGCAGCATGTCGGCTGGCTTTTCACATGGGTGCTTACCTGGATAGAACTGGACGGGCTTGTGCTTCCATACGTCGGTGTACGGCACAGACACGGAAATAGCAAACGGGCGCCGAAGTGCTTTGAACTCTCCAGTATTCACGCGAATTCATTTTGCTGGCATTAAAATAAAACCGCCAAAAGGCGGTTAACTCAAAACTTAGTCAATTTAACTGTTCAAGCCTATAAGTATGCTCTTCAATAACAACTCTTATACCGGCTTCTATTGTTTCGAATAATGCGTAGAAATGTTCTGGCTTATAACCATCTGGATACAAATTTGGATTATTTAAAATATGTAGAATATCAGACATAGCTTTAGTAATTATTTCATACTTACTATCATTCTTATCCAATAACAATCTTATATTCCAGCGTTCCATAGACATTAGTTGGAAAAAATTCAACTGCGCATTATGTAGCTCGATAAATTCCCCAACCAATTTAGGGTCGGATTTTCGTTTGATTATTATTGCATTTGCTTGATTTGCTGCACTTTGGGCATACGCTAAAAAGTTAGCGGAACAATGTCTTAATTCTTCAATTTGCTTTTTTCTGTTCGTTATTACATGTTCTACAGTTAACGTCATGCGTGTAATACGTTCTTGTTGTTCTAATTGCTGTTGCATTGAGCGGTTATTTGCCCGCATTGCCAACCAGGCAACAAATGCAGGTATGCCGCCAGCTACAAGTGCAGTGACAAATGTCTCAAAATTCCATCCTTTATCAGGTAATTCAACAAACACTCTCGGAATTTTGTTTAATAAAACATCAGCGTGATAGAAAATATCCTCGCTGCGAAGCGGGAATGGTGTGCCTTGCCAAGTCATAATACCTCCTTTTTGAAAGAGGTTATCTTAACCAGATTAGTTGCCGATTTCTAAAAGAATGTAACGGAATTTGAATCAGTATCCATGGAGACTTTATCAAGTACACCGTAACCATTTAAATCATCTACTACCTATTACTTCGTTACAAATCGCTTAAATGACGGAGCCTGCAACAGTATCTTTACTTGACTCGGCAAGTATTTTATAGCTGAAACTGTACTGTATAGAAACCATCAATCAAAAATGGATACCAGATCTAAATCAAACGCCCTAGCACCTTTAAATGGGTGAAAGGAAAAACAGTTTCAAAAGGAATAATTTATACTTTTGGCAGTATATCACAAAACACTGAAATCATGGCATAAAGTGTCGGGTTTTGCAATATGCTCATTTTCAATTTATCTTCGAAACCTCCCTGCCTCCTTACATGGTCCATTAATTTTCAAACCTAATTTAATTGATTAACATTCACAATAATTCTTCCAGGGAGATGAATGTCTTACATAAACAAGGAAAGTATAAAAAACAACCAAGATCGCGCGCATGCCTCAGAAAGCTACAGATTGTCTTGCTCCGAACTTAGTAATGGTAAGCCCCGCCCTTATACACGCTTTAAACCCCATTACTATCAGCAGTTATTGTAAGTTTTCAATTTGGCTTTTGAAGCCTTTTTCAGCATGTCAATGCTGAAACCACGAACAAATTAAAACAAAGTAAAAACATTAACTTAATAATTTCAATTGGTTAGCGCGCACTCGCACTAACTATTATTGATGATTCTTTATTGTCAAAAAAAGTTAAAGTGCTAGTATAGGGTGAAAAATTTACTAGAATATGAAAGGGTTTCACTAATGGCATTAAACGAAGTTGCTACAGCGTTAAAAGTGGGAGGGGCAGTCTATCGCAACAAAGGTGTGATTTTTGAACTAATGACTAAAGCTGTCATAAAATTTAAAGATACAGATATTGTTGTTACTGGGGCATCAGGAGCAGGAAAAAGTCACCTAATTGATTACATTCAAAGTGAAATTAAAAAAAAGAAACAAAACAATCCGGATGTTTCAGCAAAAGTAGAACATACCATCATTCATTTGAATGACGATTGGTTCCCCAAAAAAATAAGTGTAATACCTGGACAAGCATTCCAGGCACGAGAAAAAGCATTTATTGATTTAGTGAGTGGGAACGCAAAACTTAAAGGTATAATACATGTTGTTGATTGGGGTTATACCAAGCCAAAAATGAAAGATTTTGAGGCATATATTAAAGGTCAAAACATTGATACAATTGATGCATTAAGGGAGGAAAACCTCCGAGAAGAGATAAATTATTTAAACTCTTTAGCAGATGCGATTGAGAAAAAGAATGAAGAGATCAATTGGTTTATCATAGTCCTTAATAAAATTGACCTCTTTGATACAGGAAGAGCAGTTAATTACTACCACAACAACAAGATGTTCAACAAAGCTATAGCAAGAGTTTTATCAAAAGTTAAAAATGTCAGTCACAAGAAAAACTTAATACAGCCTTTTTGTTGTGTGAGAGAGGATTTTATATTTAACAGTGAGTCTGTGAAGACAACTCTTTGCAGCCAAAATGAACAACTTAATTATTTTACTGACTTCCTTAAATCAATTGAGTTAAACCTAGCGGAGTAACATTATGGGTGATTTTGACACTAAAAAATCTGGAAATCCTTACTCTAGCTTTGGAAATAATAGTTCTTTCATGCGCCCAGTGAATGTCCATGATTCTTTGTCACATATTAACCAATTGATCGACATGGCTGAAGAGTCAAAAAATAAAATCACTAACCTTTATAAACAGTTGAAAAAGATGCGTGAGCGCATGTTAATTTTAATTGCTTTTGCATACATATGTATCGGTTTTTTTGTTGCATTTATTAGTGAGCAGTATAAGTCTCTTTCTAACCTTCCTTCTTCGTATACAATTCTAACTTTAGTGATTGTTATATTAATTCTAGCTTTCGCACTTTTCACTTATCGAAATCAACGAAGTGCTATCCGTCTTCAAATAGCAATGGAACGGGGTATACTAAAAGATATTCTCGGACTTGTATTTGACATAAGAAAGCTTTTAGACATTTCAGCCCCAACAGGCTCTCTCTGGTTGGAATTTAAAGTAGTTGATATGCGTCTGAGAAGACTGGAGTTTTATTAAACTCTGGAGAATCTATATCAAACAGCATCTCTAAGCCTTAAAAAATGCCCGCGAATACGCGGGCGTTTTCGATCTAGATAATTTATCAATAGGGTTGACTTATGCATCGTTCGAAGCAGGAATTCTTTCAGAATTAGTTATTATCTGTTCTCCTTAGTAATTTCTGTCCAATGCAAACTAGTCCTTTAATATCCAAACCGCATGCAAGAGCTTTAAATTCCCTCCACGGTTCAGCATACGTCCGGTACCACGTATCACGGTGAATACAGAGAAAGTTAGCTAGGGCTGTTGCTGCGTATTCTTTGTATAGTTCGTTATTGTTTCTCGACGCTACTTCCTGAGCCGCCAGCCAAACTAGAGAGATCAAACGTTGTTTAACACGGTTCTGGAGCTTTGCTCCCGACAGTCCTATCTCGTAGTTATCCCATATATAACGGCATATCTCAATTTGATACCCAAAATGGAGATCAAAACCGTAACAGTATTTGATCCATGCTTGTTGGCTGGCGCCCAGTTCCAAAACAGCTCTTCGCCATGCGCATGAAGCGAAGGCATTATCGCTGATCGGGGGCATAGGAAGAAGGCGGCTACGTGTTTCCATGACATACAAGGTGCTATTTTCTGCCTTAACTCGCCTTACCCCCCCGCGCCCGTTGTCAAGTTCTACCATATGAATTGGCCTGCGAGTATTTTTGTCCCTATCAGCTGGCGGGCACTCAGCAAACGCCTCCAATTGCCCTTTTGTGCCTCCCGAATCGTCCACAAGCGCAATACGGAGATTTACACGCACATAATCTAGTAGCTGAGTGTTCATCGTAATCCTTCCTCTCGCCAGATTCTTTGTGTGCGAAGAATCCCTTCAGCGTGCATGAGCCGTAGTTCTTCATAGTTGAATGCTTTTGTTTTGACTCGCCCGTCAATTACGTCATGACAAGCATGACAGGAAATAGCCCCTTGTTCGTCATCAGGCTTACAGCCAGTTCCGCACGTTCCCGGCAGCCGGTAATGTGCAAGGCAAGACGTTTCAGGATTGAAGTTGCATACTCCAGGTATGCGGATCGTGCATTCACGCCCACGGGCAGCTTTTCGTAAATCGACTTTTTTCATGCTGCATACTCCAGCAGCTGCGCGGTGACATTCTCTACTTCCTCAGGTGACTTAAAGGTGCGGAACAGTATGAAATTCCAAAGAACATTCAGGGCTGATTTGTAAAGTTGGTGAAATTCCAGTTCGTCCATATTCGCGAACGATATCGATTTAGCGCTGCGATTACGGCTTCCATCTGGATAAACGTGTTCGGTGTAATACCCTGACTGGATGGTTACCCATTCGCGGTATGCTTCGAAGGATTTGAGGAGTGCTGTATCGCGGGTACGGGTCTGAGCGGCGTCAGATAGGTATTGCTCGGATGCATCAGCAAGCGCGGGGATATGTTTCTGACCAATCTGCTGACATAGATAATTCACGAAGCCATTAACAAGGATTCGCTCTTCTGGAGGGATTGCACCGCCCGTTGGGTTCCAGTACTCAAACCCGAGCTGTAGCAGTTTAAAGAATCGTTTATGGAACTGATAATTGCGGACACGCTTAAAGTCCGCATGAATCCACTCGCCTAGCTTGATACGCTGCAAAAATTCGCTGGCCTCGGGTGTTGCTGGGGTCAGAATCGCGGGGCCAATCTTTTGTAGTTGAATCTGTGCCATCTGAATACTCCGGTGGCACAGTGATTTCTCAGTAGGCTGTTCAGGCCTGTGTATAGATTATAGTGGAATGTCGATGTCATCAACAGTCGGTAATCCTGCCATTTTTCTCACCTCGGCTTGTTGCGCCACACTCGTTACGAACTCATCCTGACGCATCACGAAGCCATATATAACATTGCCATATTCGTTCCTATAAAGCACAACGGGTCTTGTGCTATTTCGCAGGCCACGAATTAGGTGGTCAGGTATGATCATTACTCTCTCCAGCATTTCGGGGGATACTTTACTTTCCTTCCTGCCTCCCGATAGTTAATCCATTATCCCTGAGAACCACGAAAAGCCAGATGGCATGTTTGAATCAGGGAACACACAAATACTGTATATATTTACAGGTGTTATTGCTAGTATGAACTTTCCGATTTTTACATCTTTCTAAAATTCAATTAGTTACTTTCCTCTTAATTAAGTCTGGGCGGACATTTCCCACAATAAAATCGACTAATAGAACAACTATTAATCATCACTTCGCTGAATCTCAAAAATTTGTACTTCTAGTTTGGAAAGGTTAAACAGTGTTGGTTTTATTTCATTCGGTGCTGTATTGAACCCCCTACGACTCAGATGCATATGCTCGGCTTTAGTAATCATCACTAGGTTATCAACGTCCTCGGCGTTCTGCCGGTCTCCATCGAGAAAACGAATAACCATTCCATCTGGAACAGCACCGTGTTGTTTTACCCATGTAAGCCTGTGAACAAATTCCCAGTCATTCGGCTCACCCACCTTTACGCGCCGGTAACCATCACCGTCCGTAATCTCTGTTCCTACCGATACATGATTGGCAGGTCGATTGCCTTTCTTGAAAGATGTGGCGTTCGGCGTTTTGGTTCCGGAGCCTAGTATGCGAGCCTGTCCTGCTTTGAATCGACCGTCACGACCAGTTAGCCATCCTTTCCGCTTACGAAGTGAGGCAAGTTGGCCAGCAGTCTGCTCGATACCGAAACGTTCATTAAAACGATCGGCCAATTCCTGCCGCTCGAGCGAAGCATGCCATTTAATCCAATTCAACTCTGTTTCACTGTACTTATGCGCCACTGCTCTTCCCTACCCGCAGCACATCCGGCGTTTCCGTCGATTTGATGCCTCGACCGTATTCCTGAGCATCGAGCACCAGCCGCGCATTGCTGATAATTTGCGACGAAACACCAGTAACGGCCTTTGCCCGGTTAATTTCCTCCTGCAACTCTTCTCCTTTAAGAGCTTCATCGCTCAGGCGTTCCATTTGTGCAAACAAGTGGTTATTCAAATCAGACAGTGAATTTTTCAATCAAAGATCTCCGTTTAGTTATTTAATAAGCCCTGCGGTTTTACGTCGTAAATATTCTTCGTGCATCAACTGCGCCGGGGTCGGCCCTGCTGCTGTTGTAGTTCGTGTCGCTATTTGTTTGCGGATCGCTGGTACCGAAAGCCCGGCTGTAATCCGTTTTTCCCAATTTGAGAGTTTTTTGGAAGCGAGCTTCTCCATCTCCGGCTGCGTTAGCCGCCGCTCAATTCCTTCTCTGCGCATTTCAACGCAAATGTGATATAGCACCGGGTGCCTCCACGGGAACTGTTCAGACGAACTGTAGCGCCAGCTTTCGCTTTTCCAGCGCTGGTACTCCGCTGTCACTTCGGCAACGGTCAGTCCTAGCTTTCCCCCACCAGCTTCGGCAACCAGTGCAACGAATTCAGCAAAATCAGGTGGCCAAGTGCTTCCAGCCATACAACGTTCGATGCAGGCATTGCATACCCGAGTGAGCTGGTCACTGGTCATTGCTCCAATCTGCTGCTCCCAGAGGGCCGAGGGTCGATTGCCATTCTTCGCAATCCAACGGTTGCTGTAGATTTTGGTCATCAGATCCCACAGGCGCCATGCCGGAGAATCCGCCAGTGTGTTGTTCTCGTAGCCATTGTTTGCGCCCTGCATCGAGTTGACGTTCTGCAATGGATTTGCCGTTTCCTGGTATGTTCTGCCCATAAGCCACCTGTGAATTTTTAGGTTCAAACAAACCCTGCCACTCGTTGGCCATAGCCTCCCGAATTACGGACTCCGGGCTATGCCCCTGCTCCCTGAAATCAGCGAGTTTTTTCAACGCCCCCGAAACTCCCTGCTGAGTTTTAATCGGTTTTTTGAGTTGCTTCCGGTACTCCACCCATTCGCGCCAAAGCTCCGCAGGCAACCACTCGGGCAGTTCAGCACCGAGAGGATCAAACGTGTTTTTGTCCCGTTTCCCATTGGGGGGATTTAGGGGGGGATCTTTTAATTCTTCTCTTATCTCTTCTCTTCTTATCTGTGGTGTTACAGCGTTACCTAACGTTTCTGTAACGTTACCTGTCGTTACACCATCACTCTGTTGCTCCTTCTGTTTTTTCCGTTCCCGACATTCTCTGACTCGTTGAGCACCCGATTTTGCTGGCTTGTTGGGGTTTCTTGAATTGAAAGACTGAGCTTGCCGCTTATCCCATCCTGATATCGTATTACCGCTCAAAACCCGCCCCTGCATAGCTGATGTAACGCTCTCGACTTCCTCTTCTGTTACATCAAGTGCGCTTGAAATATCCTCATTCGTTACAGTAACGACATGTAACGTTACCCCTGTTTCATCGGTTACTGGGTTTTGTGAAGCACTAACCAGTAGTTGCAAATACACGGCCTGTACCAGGGCGATAGACTGCCCTGAAATTTTGGCTATCGTTCGCCATTTGGGATCGTTCGGCATGTCATGCCATAGGCGCAGCCATGAGTTAGCCATGCGTACCTCGTTTGATGACAAAAACCTCTTTTATGTGCATACCACGTGTTCAAAATACTTAACTGCTGCATTTCGCATAGCGACCAGCGCCGCTATAGCCTGAGAAGTTTCACGCATAATTACGTCGGGGGATGCCCGTAAGTGCACAGCATTCACGGCCTCTATTCCTTCCTGCGCGGCAATTGTCGCCAGTCTGGAAGGATCATCAGGCTTGAGGATTTCGTCGCGGCGTGCAGCAGGTAGAGCGGACAGAACCGAACTCTTTAATTCTTCAGCTGCCAGGGAATAACGAGGTCCGTCGTATCCCCGGAAAATACGGCGCAGCCGCTGCACAACATTGCGCAGGCCTGTTTCACTATCCGCAACCGGCAGCAACTCCCCGCCCCCATTACTGTGATATGCAGCCGCAACCAGGCCAGCGACTGTTTTCCATCCAGCAGCCAACGCCCAGGCCTCGAGCTCAGCCGCGACAGCTTCAGTTGTCGGAGTGATTTTCATGAATCAATTTGCCTCTGCGTTTTGCCTTAAGGTTGTCGTATGCAACAGGGTTGTACTTCAAGGCTCCGTTTGACGCGATCTGTAAGCGCATAGCTTTTCCTTCTGGAACCAGTTCGCCCCATACAGAAACAGATGACGGCTTAACACCTGCTGCATTAGCCAATTTCGTTTTGTTGCCGAAAAAAATTACTGCATCTCTTTTGAGCACTTCGCTCTCCTTCTTAAGTTTTCCTAAGAAGATTAGATCGTAGAGAAACCTAAGTAAAGAAAATTTAGAATTGCCTAATATGGAAAATGAAACTTTTGGCACACGTCTATTACGTAGACGCAAAGAATTGAAACTCTCACAGGCGGCCCTTGGGAAACTCGTCCAAGTTGCCCATGTAACAATTTCACAATGGGAGAGAGATGAAACGCAGCCCGCAGGTAAACGGCTCTTTGCACTTAGCAAAGCCCTTCAGTGCAGCCCTGCTTGGCTGATGTTTGGAGATGAGGATAAAGAACCTACAGAACCAGTTCAGCCGCAAAGGATAGAGCTATCTCCTCAACACCAGGAGCTGATCGATTTATTCGATTCGCTGCCATCATCTGAACAAGAAGCGCAATTAAATGAACTGCGTGCACGCGTAGAGAACTTCAGTCGCCTTTTCGAGGAACTTTTACAGGCTCGTAAACGTACTCAAAAGAAATAATTCCAACTTTTTGAAAAATCCCATATCTGCACGAATATTTGAATAGCCACAACTAGAAAAATTAAACGCTTTTAATACAAAGCGTTACCTCGTCACGCCACAAAACTTAGGTTATTCTACATTTTATTTGTTGATATAAGCCTTAAGTTAATCTAAATTTGTTTCATCGAAACCACACAGTGATTTCTCAGAAACGTTCCGTTAGCCGCGATAAGGCACGATGAGGGTATCAAAATGACTACTAAGCAAAATGCAATCGACCTGGCCAAGACTGCACGCAGCGAAGCCGCAAACACTCCAAAACGCACCATCGCAGCAATCATCACAAACTGGAATGAGTGTGTTAAACAAGCCGGCTTTACTGGCGTATTTGATTTCCCAACCACTGGTTACACCCGCAAAGCGCAGCTCATTGCGGATCTGGAACGTTGCGCCGAACAACTGGACGACTATGTTGAGCCGTGCTCTGAACCGGCAACCATGACTGTCGAACAGCAGGTTCGTGAATTTAATGCTGCCCTTACCCGCGTATTGGATGCAGATGAAGCTCACTCTGAAGCACTGGAAATAAACGACGCTCACAACACGCTTTATGTTTACGCTCCCGGCGATGCCGCGCGGGACGTGTGGCCGCAGTTAACCGAAATAGAGCGCGCTGTATCAATTGAATTTACACTTAAGCAGGCACTTCATGAAAATCAGCAACACGACGAGGCAATTGCATACTTTGCCCGGAAAGGTTCCGACCTCTGTATTGAGGCATTCTCAAGCTATCAATTAAAGCAAATGTCGGATTTTTGCCACGCACAAGCATTGGAAATAAATTCAACATTTATGGAGTGCGCATAATGTACGGCACTCAGGAAGTTATTCGCGCCTGTGTTAAGCCGGGAATGCTGGTTAAGCATGAAGGTAAAACCTATAAGGCGTCAGCAAATAAAAACGGAAATCTGTATTTATTTAACCTCACGGAAGCAAAGCGTATTAATGATGTTTTTGTTGAGATTTGCCTTGATTCTCGCGGAGAGCCTTTAATTAACTAGCAGGAATTAGTCAACATGGAAACACTCTTAATTATTATCGGATTTGTTTTCATAATATTAGTAGCAATAGCAATTGGTATTATCTCTACATTCATGATTCAAGTTGATGTATGCGGGTCTGATTACAGCCGCGATTTATAGTAGTTAGTTGCACTTTTTTAATATGCCGCTTATCCGGCAGGTAATCCCACAATCTTTTTTCAGGAGCAAACATGAAAACCATTAGCATTATTAACCTTCATTTATTCGCGATTAATTCGGAACTGGCACATTTCAACTGCGAAGATTCTATTACCGGAATAATTCACACAGCCCCATCAAACACAACAGTTGTTCTTGATGGCGGCTACGTTCTAGGTCAGTACCGTTGTGTTCATAAGGCAGTTGATGAACTGACAAGCGTACATATTCAGCTCCATGAAGCTGAAAAAGAGAGCGGGACATACGGTGCTTATAAAAAAGCATTCAGCGCTGGCTTCGCATCTTCACGTACACACTAGCTAATACGCCCCGTTGGCGCGGGGCATTTATCAGCATAAGCATTTGTTAAGTGCTTATGCTGATAAATGAGGAATCATAAATTGGATATTACTCTCGCGTTCAAAAAACTATCACTGACGAACGGTGATGAAATCACATTAAGTATTGCCCCAAGTTCAATGCAAAAAATGATCATGGAATTAATTGCTAACGGTTATCTCACAACCGAGGAATTAGCAACATACGTCATTAGTCAGTTAAAACTTTGCGATAAACAAAACCTTGCTTACGTATTACCGCAAAACGTGCTGAACAAATTAAATGAAACTTATCTAACCGTAATTAACGGAGATCAAAATGTCTAAACCAATATTTGTCGGGTGCTGGTTCCCGACTGAGCAAGCTATTGAAGAAAGCGGTGCTCGTCGTATTGCTTATGCATTCGAAGCAGCAAATGACAAACAGGCCCGGGCAAAAGCCACGCTGTTGTTTATGGAAGAGTTCCCGGATGCGGACGATACAGCATTTGAACTCAAAGTTTATGCTGATGCTGTGGGACAGGCTCGCCCTGCACCTGGTGTTTGGGATGATAAATTCCTTTATGAGTATGAATGGGATGAAACTAACGGATATCCTGGTGCTGCATTTAAAGAAAAGGCTCCCGAGAAAGTAGACTTCGAAAAATTGTCTTCTCCTACACGCCTGTCAATTCTCGTTAAATATCGCACCAGAGAGATATTCAGTAATCAGTTACCTGCTGCTATCGAACTGACCCAGAACGATGAGTCCACCTTTGAAGGCCACATTGTAGAGGCTATTTCAAAAATGCCTGCGGTTGCTGCCATGTACCCCGACCGCATTATTGAAGCCATCGATTATATCTATGAGAAGTGCTCCCCAACTAAAAAATGGCCGGAGATTAAAGCTGTGCTCGCAGGTTGGCTAAAACTGCACGAACAGGAACGCAAGGACGGAGGTGGTGAAAATGACACCACTATCAATGTTAAACCGGGCAGTGGTGACCCAGACCGCTTTGATTTAGTTCTGGCTCTTTTGGTTATGGGTATCAATCCTGAAAAAGCTGGCGCAACAGACGTTAAAAATGCCAAGCACATTAAAGAATCACGTGATCCCGCTTGGCGGGGATGGCGCACGACTCTTATCGGAATTCCAGGGATCTACAGCTTCCCGGAAAGCCTGCTCTATGAATTAACCCTCAATGGTATGAAAAAACTCAGCCTTATTAAAAATAGCGAAGGTCGTCAGACTTACGTGCGTGAACACTTTGCTGGCCACCCTCTTCTTCCTGAATACCCTGCAGAGATCAATAACGATGAAGCCGAACAAGAATCGCAGAACACAGCTAGCTCGCTGGCAAATGAACAGACAGCGGCTGATTCAGTGGAGCAGGATAAATCTGGTGCTCAAATCACGACGGGGAGCCTGGAGGATGAATCATCTGTAGCCGAGCGTAGAGGGCCGTTTTACTGGCGTTCTGCAGAAGGCGACAAAATTGGCCGCGCTAATAAGCTCCACACATTGGAAGCTGTAATTTCTGATCATGGTTACATCGAGATCACTCAGGAAGAACATCAAGCTCGCAAAATTGGCACCTGGAATGATCAAAGCTCTCAGAATGAACAGACGTCATCTGAACAACCTGCTGTAACAAACCATGGTGATGGCCGTTTTAGCATTGAGGGGTTAGTCGCAGATAAGACCCATCCTCCGGAACCACGAAAAACCGATTCTCCCCCAGATGAAGTCGAAAAAGCGGAAGTAGTCCAGGCTCAGTCTGAATCATCAGTGTTCCTGTCTATTGGGGCCGCACTGGAGAAAGACCTCGCAGAAAAAGGAGATAACCTGAAAATCTGGCGCAGCGTAATGCGTACAGATCCACGTTATACCAAAGATCTGGTAGGTGCTGGCTTCGAAGGTACCAGCATTAATGCAGAGTACATGATTATGCGAGCCACCGAGATTTTCGGGCCCATCGGTACCGGCTGGGGTTTTGAAGTTCTAGAGGACCGCATGATCCCCGGTGCGCCGATGAGCGAGGCCATTTACGAAGATAAGAAATTTATCGGTAACCGCATGCTTCGGGACGGTGACGGTTCTCTGATCACCGAGCTGAACCACAGCATAAAAATCGATTTCTGGTATCTGACTGAAACGGGTGCTGCAGAACGTTTTGAGGCCTATGGTGCCACGCCATACATGTACAAAACGAAATCAGGTATTCGTTGCGACGGTGAGGCGCAGAAAAAATCGCTTACTGACGCAATCAAAAAAGCCCTTTCTCTTCTCGGTTTCTCTGCAGATGTTTGGCTCGGTCTTTACGACCAGGCCGAATATAAACAAGAAAACGCCATCGAGTTCGAGATCCGTAATGCCAGCGATAAAGCCGAGGACGTGACACGCATCCGCAAAGAACTGGACGAGAAATTCAAACTCAATACCGAAAGCATGCGTTCAGCTGTCACACCTAACGAAATCTCCGGTATTGCATCATCCCTCACCCGTGTAATGGGTGTTCACCTCAAAGCTGCTCGTGAAAAAGGCGACCTTGAATACACCAAATACCTAGAGGGCCGTCTGCGCCGTCTTGAGGAAGTCAAAACCGAGTGCATCACGAACTTACAGGAGCAAGCAGCATGAGCGCCCGCACAATCGACCTTGCATTAGAACTTAGCAAACTGGAATCCCTCGCAGCAGAAGGAGGAGAGCTTACCCCTGAAATGATTGCCGATACCCTTGAAGGTATCGAGGGAATGCTCGAGGACAAATTCGATGCAACCATGCGTGTTATTCGTGATTTCGATACTAAAGCGGAAGCTTGTAAGAAAGAAGCTGCTCGCATGGCTGAGCGTAAAAAGCATTGGGAACGCCAGACTTATGTGCTCAAAAAATACCTGCTGGAATGCCTACAAACCTCGGGTCGTACCACCTTCAAGACCACACTTAATACGTTTACCGCTCGTAAAGGTGGAGTAAGCCTGGTTATCGACAACTTGGATTTGTTGCCAGATGAATTTGTCGAGTCACATACCGAAGTGGTCACCAAACCTATTAACGATACGCTCAAAAAAGCCCTGCAGGACAACGCGGCAAAAATAGAAGCGCTCAGAGCTGCTGGCCAAGAACCAAAACCCGAATTGCTCAATGAGATCCCCGGAGCTCACCTCGATACAGGTTCACCGACTTTGCAGGTTCGTTAAGACAGATGCGGTCAGCAATGACCGCTTACTGAGACAAAAGTTATGAGCGAAAACGGCGATAGCCTTTTATTCCCCAAAAGAACAAAGCCCGATGATTTCAAAGACCATACCGAAGAAATTATTTGGCAAATGCGAAGCGGTTACCGGCGGCATTACGGAATTGCCGAGTTATCGAACGAGTCCAAAGAACAAAAATCCCAAAAGCTAAAGTGATTTTTGAGAATCAGTTTTAACTCGGCCTGTAACTTACAGTACAGGCCGACCTTGTGAGGAGAAACATGCCACAGGTCATTTATAACGAAGAATGGGTTGTTGCACCAAAGCTAACAGACAAAACGGGGCTGACTGAACGGCAAATTAAAGCGCTGCGTGATTATGTTTGGGTAGAGGGTATCCACTTTAAACGCCAGTCATTAACGGGTGGAGAAACCCAGCGTGGATTGCTTTGGTACAACATTCCTTTGATAAACCAACTGATCAAGGAGTTGTGATGACATACCCCACCGGCGTTGAACTGCACAATGGCAAGATACGTATTTCATTCACCTATCGGGGAGTACGTTGTCGTGAAGTGCTAAAAGGCTGGGTCGCCAGCAGTTCAAACATTAAAAAAGCCGGAAACCTGCGTATGCTGATTCTCAGTGAAATACAGCTGGGTCAGTTCGACTATGCACTTCGCTTCCCGGAGTCGAAATCTATTAAAAAATTCACAACTACCCGGGTTGCTCATACCTGGGAAGAACTGGTCGAACTGTGGATCGATGCTAAAGAAGAGGACGTGTCGAGAAATACTATGTCTCGTATTAAAGCGCAGCTCAGAACGATGGAAAAGATTATCGGTGAAACAACGTTGATTGCGGATATTACTCATAGCGACATGATGCAGTATCGTAAGGAATTATTACGTGGGGAGATGTTTTATAAGGAAGGCAATAAACGGAAAAAGATGGGGCGTAGTGTTAATACAGTCAATGATTATATTTCCCTAACTTGCCAGATCCTCCGTTTTGCACATCGAAGTCGGTTTATCAGCGACAAGCCATTTGAGCATATCCCAAAACTACATAAAGATCGGACTAAACCAGACCCCCTACTACGGGAGGATTACACCGCGTTAGTAATGGCAAACTCTGGCCAAGACAAGAATATGTGGCAATTCGCAATACATGCTGGGCCGCGTCATGGAGAAATAGCAGCATTAGCATGGGATGACGTGGATTTGGAGAGAGGCAAGATTCATATCAGACGCAACCTGACCAGACTTGGCGATTTTGTACCGCCTAAAACCCTGGCTGGGGATCGCATCATTACTTTGCTTGCCCCTGCTCTTGATGCCCTGCATGCTCAGTTTGCCCTAACAGGTAATTTGCCCAAAACTGAAATCGTGCAGCATTTTAGAGAGTATGGAAAAACCGAGATTCAGAAGCATCAATTTGTGTTCGTTCCCGGTTTGGTACAGGGACACCCTGGTGGCTATTTTTCGACTCAATCAATAACTGATCGTTGGGATGCGGCGATAAAAAAATCTGGGATTAGGCGCAGAACGCCCTATCAATCACGTCATACTTTTGCGTGTTGGGCATTATCAGCTGGAGCAAACCCTTCATTCATCGCTAATCAACTCGGTCATGAAGATGCAGAAATGGTATTTCGCGTATATTCTGCGTGGATCAAAGAATTTGATGGCGAGCAAGTGCACATGCTTAATGGAAAGTTGAGCTATCAGTCCGGTCTCTAAAAGTCTGATGTCCTTTAAAATCCTTGCCATCATTCCTAGTTACTCTAAACACTAAGAGGGCATAGATACCAAGTAAGTTTTATTATCCACAAAAGTTCTTTTTGTCAATGAGTTACAATGATATCCTTATAGATTCTATGCTTTGAATGTATGTTATGTTAATGATTTACAGGCCAAGACTGGTTACAAAATGGTAGATAAGAATGTATACTGTACATAATTACAGTAATGGGAGGTTTCAATGCTAAGCTTTCTTGCTAAATATATCCTTACAGCAAGCGCAGTGGCCCCTGTATGCATCACCCTATCTTTTGTTGCTTGGCTCAATGGCAGCAAAATTTACGCCATTGGAAGTTTAATTCTAGCTCTACTAAGTTTTTTCTTGTGCTGGTTGACATTACACACAGCTAAAAAATGTGTAAGTGAAACTCATGTAAATTTAACTTCTCTTACCCCCGCAAACAAGGAGATAACAAATTATTTCTTGGCTTATCTATTTCCGTTGATAACTGATGACAAATTAATAGAAAACGTCTGGCTGGCTGTGTTTTTTTATATCAGCTTATTTATATATATTGGTTTTTCGGGTAGTTATTCATTTAATCCGCTCATGTCTTTTTTCGGCTATAAATTTTATGAGGCAGAAGATGACACCGCAGTTTCTTTTGTTCTGATCTCAAAAAAAGCAATACAGAGAGGAGATATTAAGGGATTAAAGGTAATACAACTCACCGACCATACCTTCATAAAAATTTAAGGTCTACCATGGAACTGTTTGCTCTCACCGAAGATGATATAACACCTGACATTGTTAAAATCTGCTTAGAGAAAAAAACCGCAGGTAAAGTAGATGTATTATTTGAAGAAATGATCTCATCATTTAATGAAACTTGCCCAGACTCTACTAGTTACACTGCTGATTATAAACTTGAGAAAAATGAGCATTTTAGCATTGATGACTTTGATCAGCATCACGAACTGCGGAAAGCGCTGATCACCCCTAAAGGAATAGCCACACTGGATATCAATGATATTGGCCTCGATAAGATAAAAGCATTATTTATTGGCTCCGTGGATGGTGATAAAATATACATCCAAAAATTTGACAAAAGCCAGGTAATCACAACAACAAATAGTTTTCTTTTTTTCGATAACACCAAAACCTTCGCGGCACCTGATCATAACGGTTTAACTATTGGCCCTAAATTGACCGCGATAATTGAAGGAAAAAAAATTCTTTTTAGAAATTTCAATAATCTGAGAAGGATCTTCAATATGGATAAATATTTTCGTGATGCAACAAATAGTGAACTTGATTCATTCCAGCAAAGCGAAGTATTTTATTGTGAGGATGGATTCAAACTTTCGGACTTTGATGATACGGTCATTCGCCGCAAAGTGACTTTACTTAATATGTCCGGTGTTTTGCAGGAGCATACTATTGGTACGCTACAGGAAGCTGCTAGTGAATTAAACCACCCGCTTGATATTATGAAATTTGAAAATAAAGATAGGATTAAACTCCCGAACAACAAAAAAGACGTAAAGCTCTTACTCAGTTTTCTCGATTCAGACATATACATTTCTGCAATCAATGGAGTGAAGTATCGTTCTAACTCTAAAACTAGACTCATCTAACATTACCCAAGGGTACTGGTTGGGTTCACTTAGTCTCCGAGTGAGTAGGAGAAATGGTTTACTTATCGAACCGTTATTTTATTTGCCCCCAAAGCGCCCCCAAATGATTTTTGTAAAATATATAATTAATTAAATCAATAAGTTACACCATACCCCCTCTACTTTAGGGGGGTATGGTACACCATTTTGCAGATAATTGATGAATTTGAATTTTTATTATTTTCAGTGAGATGGGTAACCTAGCACCATACCCCCTCTACTATAGGGGGGTATGGTACACCATTTTGCAGATAATTGATGAATTTGAATTTTTATTATTTTCAGTGAGATGGGTAACCTAGCCCAAAGACATATAGGGGCATGTACAGCCATTGACATGCTCCTAACAAAGCCGGGAACACAATCAAACCCAGAACAGTTTTTGGCATTAATTATGAAGAAATTCGTTGAGTATTTATGCCCTTCCTTACAAGGTTAATTCATACATGAATCGTTGATATTTCAACAAATAATTCACTGTATCTATGGCACGTATTACCTAGCGTAACCCTTTAATAAAAGTTGTTATTGGTGGAATATTTAGCAAGTCCAACTAAGAAAATGAGGGTTCAAAAATGCCAACTCCAGCTTATCTGTGGCTAAAAGGTGATGGTGGTGCAGATGTAAGTATCCCTGTAATCCGTACCATTCACTTTTAGATATCTTCCGACATACTGATTATGTCACCTGTGGAGATCGCTATGCGTAAGATCCGATTCACCGAGCACCAGATCATCGCCGTTCTGAAGTCTGTCGAAGCCGGGCGCACCGTCAAAGATGTGTGCCGCGAGGCCGCAATTTCCGAAGCCAGCTACTACAACTGGAAGGCGAAATATGGCGGGATGGAGGCCGCTGATATCAAAAAAATCAAAGATCTTGAGGACGAGAATCGTCGTCTCAAACAGATGTTTGCCGATCTGAGTCTGGAATGCCGGGCGCTGAAAGACGTCATCGAAAAAAAGCTTTAAAACCAGCGATAAAGCGTGAGCTTGTCAGCTATCTGACCGTACAGTTTACGATGAGCATACGCCAGGCATGCAGGATGTTATCGCTGAGCAGGACGGTGTTTCGTTATCAACCGGATACACGACGTGATGAATCGGTGATCCTGGCGTTGACTGAACTGGCAGAACGCTATCCGCGATACGGATTTAAGAAGCTTTTTCAGGTGCTTCGCAGGCAAGGTAACGCCTGGAATCACAAGCGTGTACACCGGATTTACTGTCTGCTGAAACTGAACTTTCGTCGTAAAGGAAAGCAACGTCTACCGGCGCGCAATCCGGCTCCACTTGCGACACCTGAGGCACTCAACCAAAGCTGGTCGATTGATTTTATGCACGACGCGCTGACATGTGGCCGACGTTTTCGGACTTTCAACGTCGTGGATGATTTTAACCGA